GACGTTCCGATGACGATCTCGCCAATGCCGTGATTCGCGGTGAATTCGGCGATGGTGATACTCGCAAGCAGAAGCTCGGCACTCGTTACGATGCCGTTCAGGCTTTGGTGAATCAGAAGCTCGCTAAGCCTGAATCCTCCGGTCGGACATATACAGTTCAGTCTGGAGACACGCTGTCCAGCATTGCCGCCAAGCTCGGTGTCGCTCAGTCTCAGATCAGCGGCTTCCATTCCGGTAATCCGAACCTGATTTATCCGGGTGAGGTGTTGTCGGTTTCCGGTGGGTCGTCTCAGCCGTCAGCTGTATACTATACTGTTCGATCTGGCGACAGTTTGTCGGCCATTGCCGCTCGATACGGCACCAGTTGGCAGCACATTCGTGATCTGAATGGTTTGTCGAATCCTGATCTTATCTATCCTGGTCAGGTTCTTCGCGTTAGGTAAGGAATGATCATGCTCGAGCTCACTCTTCCAGAGGTTGAGGGTTATGACGAGAACGCTGCAACGTTTGTTGCAGCAGCTCCAGCCGTGACTCTCAGGCTCGAGCATAACCTTGTCGCAATCTCAAAATGGGAATCAAAATTTAAGAAACCGTTCTTCTCCAAGGAATCCAAAACCGAAGAGGAGAGCAATTATTACATTTGGTGCATGGATCAGGATTCTGGACATGCCCTTTCTTTATATTTTCGCTTGACCGATGCCGATAGGCGGGCTATTCAGGAGTACATTGCCGATCCTCATACTGCAACCGTGATCAACGATCGACGTGAAACCGAGCAACATGCTAAATCATTCACGTCTTCTGAGACCATCTATGCTGCAATGACTGCCCGAGGCATTGACTGGAGTGCTCAATACTGGCATATCAATCGTTTGTTGACATTGATACGTCTCATCGATGTGGAAAATTCGAAGGGCGATAAACGCAATCGTATGAGTGCCAAAGACAATAGAGCCGAACGTGCTCGCATCCTTGCGGAGAATCGTAAACGTTTTAACACGAGAGGTTAGTCATGACGGGTATCAGGGTGGAGGTCAATGGCGACTTCAGTGGCCTTGATCGTTTTATCACTAACATCAAAGAGCAACGGTATCTCAAAGTCCTGGATCGAATCGGACGTCGAGGCGTTGATGCTTTGTCTAACGCCACACCTGTTGATAGCGGCGTGACAGCCGCTTCCTGGGGGTATGAGGTCCATAGGTCGAAACATCGATCCGAAATTATTTTTACCAATTCCAATGTCAATGAAGGCGTGAACATCGCCATTATTCTCCAGTATGGACACGGCACCGGAACTGGTGGATACGTCGCTGGACGTGATTACATCAATCCGGCGCTTGCAAAAACATTCGATCAATTGGCTGATGAAGCCTGGAGGGCGGTGACTAATGGCTAACATCGACGAACGTGTGGTCAAGCTGTCCATGGACGATTCGTCCTTGCAGCAAGGCGTATCTCGTGTTACCAAGGCTTTGGAGCAGCTCAAGAAAGCATTCAATTTCAGCGACACCAAGTCGTTTGAAGAGCTCGATAAGGCTGCCAAGAAAGTCAAGTTTGATAGCGTCTCCAAGTCTGCATCCGATATGCAGAATGATATCAGCAAAGCCACGTCAAAAGCGGCTGACAACTTTGCTGAGATGGGTTCGAGCGCTCAGAAGAGTGTTCAACAGATTGGCGCCGCTTCCGATAACGTCAATTTAACCGGTGTCGCATCCGCTGCGAACAAGATGTCCGATCAGGTGCAGCAGTCTGCCGCTGAAGCAAACTCAGCAATCGGAAAGATCGGCACCAATACTGTCGGTATTCAGCAAACCGTCGACGCGATTGACGGCATCAATGATGCGGCCAATCGTGTCGATTTGGGCCCAATTCAGAAGGGCGTCGAAAACGTCAAAATGGGAATCTCTTCCATGAGAGATTCCTTGATGGATGGTGTGAACACCTTCAAGGCCACACCTATCGGTGAGCAGCTCGATGCGGTTCAACCGCATTTCAAGGCCCTTGAGGCCATCGGCGTTGTCGCCATGGGCAATCTTGCGGCCAAAGCGGCTACCTATGGAACGCAACTTGCCAGCAACATGACTAATGGCATTCGTAGCGGTTTGGAAGAGTATGAGACTCAGCTGAATTCGGTTCAGACCATTCTCGCCAACACCCAGAGAGAGGGAGCCAACCTCACTCAGGTCAATACGGCTCTGAATCAGCTCAACACATATGCTGATCAGACCATTTATAATTTCACCGAAATGACAAGGAACATCGGTACGTTCACAGCTGCCGGTGTTGACCTTCAGACTTCGGTGAACTCGATCAAGGGTATTGCTAACCTCGCCGCTATTTCTGGTTCGAGTTCTGCTCAGGCATCGACAGCCATGTATCAGCTGTCCCAGGCATTGGCCACTGGCACGGTCAAGCTCATGGACTGGAACTCGGTCGTCAACGCCGGTATGGGTGGCCAGGTGTTCCAGGATCTGTTAGTTCAGACTTCAGAGAAGCTTGGTACTGGTGCTAAGCAGTATATCGCTGCTGAAGGTTCGTTCCGTGATTCGCTTCAGAAAGGTTGGCTTACCTCAGACGTTCTGACCCAGTCATTGAACATCCTGGCCATGGACATCACCGATGTCGAGAAGGCTGTTCAGTCGCTCGTCTCCAAGGGTTACACCGAGGAAGAGGCGAGGCAGCTGGTTCAGCTCGCTCAGACCGCTCAGGATGCTGCGACCAAGGTCAAGACATTCTCGCAGCTTATCGATACCGCTAAGGAAGCTGTCGGATCTGGTTGGGCGCAGTCCATGCAGATCCTGTTTGGCGACTTTGAAGAAGCCAAGGATCTATGGACCGGCGTTTCAGACGAAATTAATAATATCATCAACGCCCAATCGCAGGCTCGAAACCAGTTATTGTCTTCCGGATTCTCGTCCGGATACAAGCAGCTGGTGAACGAAGGAATCGTCGATACCCAGCGATTCAACGACATATTAAAGGAGACTGGAGACGCAGCCGGTGTCGGAGCAAGCAACGCCATTCAGGAATACGGCTCATTTGAGAAGTCGTTGCGAAAGGGATGGGTTAACGCCAATATTCTGAAAGATAGCGTTAACCGATTGACCCAAGAGGTCAATGGTTATGACGATGCCAAGAAACAGAATCTCGGCATAACCAATGAGCAAATCAACCAACTGAATGCACTCAATGCTGGTCTTCAAAATGGCAGTATTTCCGCTGATGATTTCGCCAAGAAGATGCAGCGGATGTCCGGTCGAGAGAACGTCATCCAGGGTCTTGCCAATATTTGGAACTCTCTGAAGACAATCATTCAGGCGGTGGGTAAAGCTTGGGACGAAGTCATGCCGAGCATGAGTGGTGACGCCATTTATTCCGCCACTGAAGCATTCCGTAAATTCACGGAAGGTCTGAAGCCGTCTCCGCAATTGCTTAATGTCATCACTACTGCCACCAAAGGCGTCGCTACGGCGTTCAAAGCGTTTCTTGGTGTTGTTGCCTTGGCGGCTAAAGGCCTCGGAACACTGCTGGGCTTTGCTGGCAAAGTCGCTGGATCGTTCATTAATATCGCTTCATCGGCCATTAATGGTGCCAAAGCATTCGCCGAATATGTCAAACAATCCAAGGTCGTTACCAATGCAGTCAAGCTATGGGAAGCTGCATTCTCATCGTTTGGAACGGTTCTCAAGACCATTGGCGATTCTATCAGCGGCGTATTCGATGGTCTGTTTGATGGCGCGAAGAAAGGCACTTCCGGATTTCCGGATATTCTCGGGATCATCAGCAAGACCCTGGCTGGTTGCGCTCAAGAAGTCAATAATTACGGTACTGAATTCCAACAGGCCTTCCAAGCGAAGTTCGGCTCTGTTCCGGAAATCGCTCAGAAGGTTTCGGATAAGGTTTCTTCGGCAATTCGATCGCTTCAACCGGTGTTTGATTGGATTGGCGATCGTGTTCGGGAAATCGGAGAAGCCATCCAGCGATTCTTCGGCGATCTTAATGGCAAGATCACTCTTGATCAGATTCTGTCGTTGATCAACGGTGGATTGCTGACCGGTGTTCTTGCCGGTCTTAGAAAGTTCATCAAGGGACTCAATGAAGTTGGCGATGATCTTGAGAAATCGACTTTCAAAGGCGCTCTGAAGAAGACACTCGACGATATTGGTAATTCGTTTAAGGACTTCGCCAAGTCGTTTAAGATCGTTTCGATCACTGCCATAGCCGCGTCGATCAAGTTGCTTGCCGATGCGTTGACTCAATTGTCGACCATCAGGACCGAAAAGGTTTTGCCGGCACTTGGCGCCATGACTTCCATCATTACCGTCATGACAGGCATGATGGTTGGACTTGCTGCTTTGGCACAAGTAACCAACAAGGCTGACAAGCTCGTATTTGATTTCGATGCGTTGAATAAGGTCGCCTTGGCTATGGTGGCGCTCGGCGCTTCCATGAAGCTTATGGCTGAAGCTGCCTATATGCTCAAGGACATGGATCCTGCGCAAATCGCGGTGATATTCGGATCGATGGCCACTGCGATCGTCGCTCTTGGCGGGTCAATCGCTTTGATGGGAACGGCCAAGCCTAAACGACTGAATGCCGTCGGTACCAATATGATTAAGTTGGGCGCCGGATTCGTATTGATGGCGTCCTCCTTGGTCGTGCTCGCTGGAGCCATCCTCATGATTGCGAGCGTCAAGCCGGATGACCTTGCGCGTTCCATGAATGCCGTCGGACAGGGTATCATTCTTCTGACCACAGCCATGGCAGTTCTTGGCTCCTGTGCGAAAATCGGTGCCGATTATTCCGGTGTCGGCAAGAATATTCTCTTGATGGCAACTGCCTTGATTCCCCTCGCTCTAGCGATAAAGATTATCGGCAGCATGGATCTTGATGACCTCGCCAAGGGTCTAGGCTCGATAGCGATTGGCTTGGGCGTCCTCGCTGGCGCTATGGCAGGTCTTGGCTATATTCAAGGCATTGGTGGTAGCTACGCGAAGTCCGCAGCGGCTATCATGGCATTCGCGGCCGCCATGGTGCTTCTTGCGGTCCCGATCAAGGTGCTCGGTGGCATGGATCTTGATGATCTCGCCAAAGGCGTCGGCGCTTTGGTCATCACCCTCGGCGCCTTCGCCGGAGCCATGGCGCTATTCAGCAAGTTTAACGGCCAATTCGCCGGAATGCTGATGGCTTCGGCTGCCATATTGTCATTCGCCACGGCGGCTGTAGCGTTGACCATTCCGATCAAGGTCCTTGGTGGAATGGATCTGAATAGTCTGGTCAAGGGTTTAAGCGGTTTCGGCTTGGCTTTGGTCGGCATGGTCGCGGCCATGAATCTCATGCCTCAGAACATGTCAGGTCAAGCAGCCGGCATGATAGCATTCGCCGCTGGAATAACCGTCCTTGCCGTCGCCATCCGTCTTATGGGTTCCATGGATATCAAGCAGTTAACCACTGGTCTAATTGGCTTCTATGGTGCTCTCGTCGGTCTCGGCTTTGCCGGTCAAGTTCTCGGCCCGATGGCCGCAGAGCTTATGGCAGTCGCCAAAGCCATGGGTGTGTTCGGTCTCGCCTGCCTCGCCATCGGCGCCGGCATGGCACTTGCTGGAGCTGGCCTCACCGCTCTCGCAGCCACCGGGTCCGCTGCCGGTGGCATTCTGGCGACGGCGCTCGACGCTCTGATCCAGTTCATTCCGGCATTGGCGAAGTCTTTGGTGACCGCGTTGATCGGCGTTCTTCAGGTGATCGTGGCTGCTTTGCCTCAGATTCTTGACGCGTTGTCATCGATTCTCAGTGATCTTATGGCGTGGCTTGTACAGCAAGTTCCGGCGGTCGCCGACGCCGTTGTGACAATGATCGATAAGATATTGCAGGTGGTTGCCGCACACGCTGACACCATCACCGACAGTCTTGTAACCATTCTGGTTGCAGCGCTTAATGCCGTGGCCGGTCATGCTCCGGAGATTACAGCAGCTCTTGGCAATGTCATGACCGCCATATTCACTGCCATCGCCGATTCGATACGTAATCTCGATCCATCGGTGCTTACCTCGCTACTTCTTTCCGTTGGAGTCATGGCCTTGATATTCGAGGCTTTGGCGAAGATGAAGAAAGACGTCATTGGAGCACTGATGGTTGGCGGCACCATGATCGGACTTATGGCTGCCCTCACGGGCGTCTTCGCGCTTATGAATCTGCTGAATCCAGTCAATACCGTGGCATCGGCGGTATCGCTATCCACGGCCTTGATTGCTATGACCGGCGCATTCAAGCTCATGGAGACCGCGAAGAAGAATGTCCTCGGTGCTTTGGCTGTCGGCTCGGCAATGGCTGCAATTCTTGCCGAGTTGGCACTGGTCTTCGGACTGATGTCTGCCATGAACATCGACAACGTTGGCATTATCGCAGCGTCGTTGTCCGGAACCATTCTGGCAATATCCGCAACGGCAGCGATCATGAGCCTGGTCAACGTTGGCTCCGCTATGAGTGGTGTTGCTGCTTTGGCGACATTTATCGCCGGTCTCGCTGCGATCGTCGTTGCCGCTGGCGCCATCAAGCAGATACCTGGCGTCGACTGGTTGGTGTCTGAAGGCGCCGCATTCATGGCGAAGATCGGAGCCGCACTTGGCGGATTCATCGGATCCATTGCTGGCGCTATTACCGGCGCCATCATGGGGGCTATCGGCAGTTCGCTGCCGTCACTGGCTACCGGTTTGTCCAACTTCATGAACAATCTGAAGCCATTCATTGACGGAGCCAAAGAGATCGATGGATCCGTCGCAACGGCCATTGACACGCTGGCCAATGTGGTGCTCAAGCTCACCGCTTCGAGTTTCCTTAATGCCATTACCAGCTTCATAACTGGCGGCGATGGCATTGAGAAATTCGGAGCAAAACTGATACCGCTTGGTACGGCCTTGCAGGCATATTCCATGGTGGTGAAGGGTCTGGACTCGGCGGCGATCGCGGAGTCCGCTATGGCCGCCGCAGCGTTGACTCAAGTGCTCAACGCTCTTCCGGGATCTGACGGACTCTGGCAGAAGCTTGCAGGGAACAAGGATTGGAGCACGCTATCCAACGGCCTCGTCCAAATGGGCATGGCGTTGAAGATGTACGGTATTACCGTGACTGGACTTCAGCCCGAACCGATAAGCGCTTCCATTGAAGCTCTCAACGGATTGAACGGTGTGCTGAACGCTGTTCCTTCCGATGACGGCTGGTGGCAGAAAGTTGCCGGTGGCAAGGACTGGAGCACACTGTCCACCGGACTCACCGGAATGGGCAAGGCGCTTGCCGGATATTGTAAAGCCGTATCTGGTGATGGAGTCAATATCGACGCCATTCAGAAAACGGTTCCCGCTGTCAAGTCGTTGAACGATGTTCTTCTGAATGTTCCTAATGACGATGGATGGTGGCAAAAGCTCGTCGGCGGTAAGAGCTGGGGCACGCTCACTGAAGGTCTGAAGGGTCTCGGCGAAGCGCTTGCCGGATATGGCACAGCCGTATCGGGCGATGGCGTCGACGTCGGAGCCATTCAGAAGACGGTTCCAGCAGTCAAGTCGTTGACCGAGATTCTGAAGAGTGATTTCAGTCAGGTCGGTGATTTCGGACCCATCAAGAACGCCGCGACACAGCTTGGCAACGGCTTATCCGGATATTACAATGCCGTTTCCGAGGTTTCTCCTGATGCCATCACACCGACGTTCGATCCATTGCGTTCGTTGATCAATGTCGTCAACGGTCTTGGCGGCATGAAGATGGAAGGCACATCGGTCGGATTCATCACGGCTGCCACTCAGCTCGGTATCGGATTGTCGAACTACACGATGAATGTAGCTGGACTGGACTTCTCGAATATTTCGGCCAGCGTCACTGCCGTTGGTTCGTTGTCCAAGGTCATGGGCGGAATGCCGGCCGAGTATGGCGGAGTATCGGCGTTCCAGCAAGCGGTCTCCACGCTCGCCGCGACATCGTTCATGTCTCTGGTCAGGGCCATTCAAAATGCCAATAGTTCCATTAGTACTGGTCTGTCCGATTTGAACACGGCGTTGAGCACTGGCACAACGACCTTGACCGGATCCGTGAATGCTCTGAATTCCGCTTTCAGTGGTATCAATTTGAGCGACAATCTCTCGTCTCAGATGAGTGATGCTGCAAGTGCTGCGAATTCCGGGGCAAATCAGATTCGTTCGGCATTGAACGCCCTCGCCACTTGGTTGAGCGGTTTCGCTTCGATCTGGCAGGCATCGTTCACGCCGATAATCGGAGCCACTCGTACCGGCCTTAACCTGGTCGCTCAGGCGATTTCCTCGTACAATGGCCGTTTCTCGCAAGAGGGACGTGATCTGGCGAACAGTCTGGGCAGCGGCATGCGTTCTGGCATCGGCAACCTTTCCGGCATCTTCAATAACGCGCTGAGCGCCGCCGTCGATGGCGCTCGTGCGTATCGAGGAAACTTCGAGAGTGCCGGTTCCTATCTGGCAGCCGGTTTGGCCGTGGGTATATCACGCAAATCCGGTGCCGTCAGCCAGGCCGCAGCAGATGCTGTGTCAAATGCCGTTGAGGCAGCCAAGAAAGCTGGCGACATCAATTCGCCGTCCCGTGTCATGGCCAGGGTCGGTATGTGGTTCGACAAGGGTCTGGAGAACGGCATCGCCGATAATGTCGGTGGCGTCGTTCGAGCCACAAAGACCATGATGACGAGCAGCATCGATGTCTTCGATTCCTCGTTGAGCGATATCGGCAAGATCGATATTCCGGATTTCGACGTCAATCCGACCATTACTCCGGTGATGGATCTATCGGTCGTCGAGGGTCAAGCCGCGTATTTGAATTCCATGCTGTCCGACACGGTTGGAATTGGATATTCGTCCAAGATGATTGGCAATATCACTGCGATTCCTCGCCAGAGTGATACCGGTCACGCTGCTGAAAGTGTTGAGAAGACCCCTCGGCAAATCATCAACAACTACGACTTCACGCAGAACAACACTTCTCCGAAGGCACTCAGTCGTTATGATATCTACAAGCAGACCCGTACGCAGTTCCGTCAATTCGAGCAAATGAATCGAAATGGAGGTCGATAATGTTTCAGTCTATGACTGTTACGAATGCTCGTGGCGACACGCTCGATCTCCCCATCCGAAACCCAATGGCGACTGGCTATAACGTCGTCGCCATTGATGGTCTCGGACCGGTCGATGCCGTGCTTCAAACCAGTAATACCGTCACTACTGATGGCGTGATCTTTAATGGCGCCCGTAAGGATGAGCGTGAGATCACCATCAATCTCGCGTATCATCCGGAATCCGGTAAAAACATCGAAGATCTTCGGCATGGAACATACAAGTATTTCCCTGAAAAAGAGGAAATCACTTTGGTGTTCCATGCCGAAACCCGTTCGGTTCGCACAACCGGCATCGTCGAATCGAACGAGATTTCGATATTCTCGGAAAAAGAGGCGTCATCGATCGTCATTAAATGTCCTGACCCATGGTTTAGGATTGACAACGAGTTGAATAGGGTCACCTCTTTTTCCAATGTCGAACCGGTATTCGAATTTCCGTTTAACTGGGCGAATAATCCGGTGAGTGAACCTAAACCGTTGTGGTTTGGTGCCATTCAGAATATGCATTCGAGAAACATCATGTATGATGGCGAATCCGAAGTTGGCGTGATCATCCGTATGTCGTTTGACGCTCCGGTGAGCAATATTCGTATCTACAATGATGATGCCGGTCAGGAGATTGATGTTTTCACCGATAAAGTTAAACTGATCATCGCTGATGGTATCAAACAAGGTGACGAATTGGTCATTTGCACCATTCCAAAACAGAAATCAGTTGAAATTATACGAGACGGTATCTCGTATAACATTCTTAATGCCATCAATCGAGACGTGAGATTCATCACGTTGCGTAAAGGTGCGAATACCATCGTGTATTCTGCCGATTCTGGTGTGGATAATATCCACATGTCAATCGAGAACGAAACGTTGTATACAGGAGTGTGACGTTATATGGCTGAACAGTTAAACAAACGTTCCATGCAGCTGTTCGTGCTCGATAAGAGTTTCGAAGTCGTCAGCTTATGTGATACGTTCAGTTCACTCATTTGGACTGAACGATATTCCGGGTATGGCGACTTCGAACTCTACCTCCCAGCTTCTATGGCAAATATCAACATGTTTCCTCGAGGCTTTTATCTATGGCTGATCGAACCTCCTGTGCTTGATAAAAATGGTCGAAAGATCGAGACTCGTAACGACGTCATGATCATTGAGAAAACCGAACTAAGTACGGACATCGAAGATGGCGATCAATTGGTTATCTCCGGTCGTTCACTGGAAGCCTTGTTACTGCGAAGAGTGATTCCGAAGAAAGTCAAGTACGAATCAACAGATCCTCGAGAAATCATCAAAACGATCCTTAACGAGAACATCGTCCAGCCATCCGAATCCGCTCGTAAGATACCAAACTTCAAAATAGTAATAGATTCTTCACAACGACCGGATACGAAAGATAAACGAAGCTATGAATTCGATGGTGATTACGTATATGATGCCATTAAAACCATATGCGACGATTATGACTGGGGTTTCTCACTCGATCTGAAATCCGATGACCATTGGAAGACATCATATTTGGTGTTTTCCATCGTGTATGGTACGGATCGTTCTTACGAACAAACCGACAATCCTTACATGGTCTTCTCGCCGAAATTCGACAATCTTATCTCTTCGGATACCATTGAAGACGATACCGAGTTCTTCAATTCAGCATATGTCGCATCGAGTGAGGAAACAAAGGACAATAAAACTCGTCGCCTTATAAAATACGTAGCGAATAATACCGGTCGTTCCGGTTGGGATATCAGAGAAACGTTCTATACCAATTCCGATGCCAAATTGAACGATGGCAACAATAATCCTCGTCCGGATTCGGACATTTATCTCGAACTGGAAAAGTATGGCAAAGACGAATTAAAGTCGCAGAAATCCAATGACTCTTTCGATGCCGAGATAGCATTGCTCGAATCGGTTCGGTATCATCGTGATTATGATATCGGTGACATCATTCAGTTCGATAACGCATATGGTGTCAACAAGACCGCACGCATTACTGAATATGTTCGAAACGAGGACGACAACGGTTACCGTGAATACCCGACATTCGAGCCGTTCTCCACCGAAGGCATCGACGCGCTTGAAGATTCGTACGGTAATTACGTGCTGGATAATTACGGCAATACCATCAATGAGGGATTCATCTGATCGAAAGGAGATCTCAATGACATATACTTCAGGATTCTTCAATTCGGTCAATCACGACCGAACGTATGACGCCGATGCTTTCGGCTCCATGTTTGATGGGGTCATCAACGATGGCGTCTTCCGTACATGGGGCGATGGTATGGTCGTGACCGCCGTTGGCGGCATGACGGTGGCGGTCGGCACCGGTCGAGCATGGTTCAATCACACGTGGACCGTGGTCACCGCCGACGAACGTCTGACATTGGCCGCATCATCACCGTCCATGCCTCGCATCGATACGGTGGTGCTCCGCGTCGACAAGTCGACGTCGGTCCGACGGAATCGAATCTACATCAAGCAAGGACAAGCGTCCGGTTCGCCGTCACGACCAGCCTTGGAAAACACGTCAACGGTCCACGAGTATGTTCTCGCTGACATTCGCGTCAATAACGGCGCCACGGCAATCTCTCAATCGAACATCACGAATCAAATCGGACGCGACACCCCATTTGCTGAACTGGTGAATAACACGTTCGATTCGGCGAACCTGATCAAGCAATGGGAATCGCAATTCCAGGATTTCATTCGCAACTCAACGCTGGATCCGAAAGTGCTGAGTCCAATTTCGAACGCTACGATTGATCAAATGTTCATCATTTAGTTAAGGAGTCAAAATGACAAGAATTCTCGATAAGAGCGGGAACGAACTCAAGCAGGAAGACATTGATCTGAATGCCGGCAAGCTCGTTGACGAGACCATTACCGTCCATCACGACGCTGTTGAAGGCGTCGAGGAAGTATCTCATATCGAGGTGCTTAAAGAATACTATCAGACTGGTCCGGATGGCGAACCGGTTCTCGATGAGGACGGTCATAAGATCGTCTTCGGCAAGGATGTACAGACCGTCATTGATGTTCCAGGCGTTGAGGCCAAGGCGGCTTATGACGAACAGGAAGAGATCCAGCGATACATCCCGTATACCGCTGAAGAACTCGATAAGATCGCCAAGGAGAAGGCGGACGCGCAGGCAAGTGCAGCTGTTGCCGCAGCTGAAAAGTCGGCGATTCGTATCATCGTAAAGAACATCGCTCCGGCTCTGACTACGGATGAACTGTTGCAGGTTGCTGCCATTCTTCCTGATTGGGATGCGTCGAAGACGTATTCAACCGATGAAATCGTCCGTTATCAGCAGAGTTTGTATCAAGCAATCGATGAGGTTCCCGCCAATACGGTTCCGAATACCTCGACCGACAAGTGGAAGGATCTGACGAAGCCGGTCGATGGGGTCGCTCGATGGGTGCAACCGAACAGCGCGGAGAACGCCTATGATGCGGCGGCCGTCGTCATGCATGATGATCAGCAGTGGACCTCCAATGACGATTACAATATGCACGAACCCGGAGTCGAAGGATGGACATCGGAAGGCGACACCGTCAAAGAATGGGCCCAGCCGACTGATGCGAACAACGCCTATGCCGAAGGCGCCGTTGTCCGTCATAATGGCAAGCGATGGGTTTCAACGGTCTCCGGCAATGTCTGGGAGCCAGGTGTTTCCGGAGTGACCCAGTGGACTGAATCCTGATAGGAGGCTGTTATGGCGCGAATCAACAGTTATACCAAGATCACCGGAGCACCGGCTGATTCCGACTGTTTCATCATCGACTCGACGCAGGGCACCGCAGGCACCCGAATCGTGTTGTGGTCCGTGTTGAAGAGCGTTCTCACTGGCATATTCGCTCCTAAAGCCCATAAACATCCGGGCAGCGATGTCACGTCAGCCGTCGCCAATGCCAATGCCGCCACCAACGATTCCGTCGGTCAGAACATCGCCTCGACGTATGTGAAGTCTGTCACCGCATCAGGCCGCACGGTCACGGTGACCAAGGGCAACAATACGACCTCGACGTTCACCACGCAGGATACGACCTACGGAAACATGAGTGGGGCAACGACATCGGCAGCTGGAAAGACTGGCCTTGTTCCTGCTCCGGCAACAGGTGCGAACAACCGCTATCTGAGAAGCGACGGTACATGGGCTGTCCCTCCGGACAACAACACGACATACTCCGTAGCCACTCAGTCGGTTAACGGCCTGATGTCGTCCGCCGACAAGCGGAAGCTCGATAATCTGTCGGACGATTATGCCGGAGCCATCGGTCTCGCAACACCGTCAAAAGACGGTTTGATGTCTAAAGGCGATAAAGCGAAACTCGATGCGATCGGACCGATACCCACCAGCACGATCGACGGTTTCTTCAGAATTTGATGATATTTTAGGAGGTATGAACTTATGGTAGCGTATCTTGACGAGGGGGGGCTCGGTATCTAGTTAAGAAAGTTCTTGACCGGATCCAGCCCGTTGGATCTCTCTATTTCAGCACTAATAACACGTCCCCAGCGAGTTTATTCGGTGGCTCCTGGGAACGCTATGCGCAGGGACGAGTGATGGTCTCTGCATCGGACACCGATACAGACTTCACCGTCGGCAAAACCGGCGGAGAGAAGACGCATACACTTACGGTGGATGAGTTGGCATCCCATAGTCATGATATATCAGTAGCTGAGGGAACTGATTCGTCATACGATAATAAAGTAAAAGCTGGTCGACGTAATGATTCGTTCGTCGCTATTGCTCAAACTAAGTCGACCGGTGGAAACAGGCCGCATAACAACTTGCAGCCCTACGTTGCAGTGTATATTTGGCGTCGAATTAGATAGAAGCGATTAAGCGGTCCTTCTCCACATATACACTGCAACGTAGGGTGCCATTGAGCTCGCATTGTCGGAATGTCCGACGATAGCGGCTCCCCAGGTTGCGTCGAATGAACCAGCATAGATGTCACCGATCTTGCGCACATCACCCTTGAACGAGGAAAGGCGGACACGTCGCACGACGGCGTTCTGTCCGCTAAGCGAGACCTGTGCGCCAAGAGTGCCTGGATTATGATTATGCGTCTTCTCTCCGCCGGTTTTGCCGACTCCTCACGGAAAGGCAAGACCTATAATGGTTGCATATTTGGATCAAACAGGCGTACAGCATCTTATTGCAAAGATTCGTAATACGTTTTGGCCTGTAGGCACGATTCTGGCGACATCCACCAACACTTCACCGGCGTCCTATATCGGAGGCTCCTGGGAGGCGTATGCTCCCGGAAGAACACTGGTTGGTGCGGATGAGAAACATCCTATTGGTTCACAAGGCGGAAGCGAGACACATGAAGTACGTGTCCGTTTAGGCAACATCTACGGACTGGCAGGCATATCATCGACTAATAACCTGTCAGGAATTTCCGTAAATGGCGGCAAGACCTATAGCGGATTCACGAATTTCGATAGTGAGCAAACAGTCGAATCAGCCCGAGGAATGGATGGTTCGTTCGGTTCTATGCGGATCCAATACTATACGGCGATTGGCGATCTTCCGACCTTGGACCCATACGTATCTGTGTATATTTGGAGAAGAACCGCCTAAGCAATTCTACGCCAATAGTACACGGCGACATATGGCTGTTCAATGTTGATAGGATTATTCGGGTATTCGATCATACCGGCATGGTTTCCAAAGACGGTATGAGCAAATCGAGGATGCCATTGTCCGTTCTGCAAGTATTGTCCAGGATAACCCCATTGATTCATAACGAAGTTCCCATTATTCATAGCCGTATCGCCATTGTTATAAGCGAATAGATCATGAATGTGTGGCGGAAGTTCTTGTCGAGAAATGGTATGAGTTGCCGCTCCGCCAGTACTGTTAAGCGGATGTTTCTCATCCGCACCAACCAGTGTTCTTCCGGGAGCATACGCCTCCCAGGAGCCTCCGATATATTATATAGAAAGGATCATATCAATGCATTGGATCGAAGTATTGATCACAATTGCTGGATCGGTATTCGCATCCAGTGGATTGTGGACGTTGATCTTGTATAAAGCAAAACAAAAAGATACCGGACTTCTTATGACCCGTGGTATGGCACATTACCAAATTATAGAGGAGGGCCAGAAATTCATTGACCGCGGATGGATTGCTCATGAGGAATACGACGACTTCATGAAGTATCTTGGCAACCCGTATCTGGAGTCTGGATCGAATGGTTTGGCGAAAAAAATGATCGACGATATCTCTGACCTTCCATTCAAGTCAATTTCGTCGATTCATAGTAATACGGATCATTAAAACGTCGCGTGACATACATGGCCCCTAATGAAAGGAGCCATTATGAAAAACAGCAAGAACCCTTGTGGCAACTATGAAGTACAATTCAAGAACGATATATGCATAATCAGGGGTATAACATGTCTTGGATATTTGGCGCTCACCTGTTTCGCGTACGACAGCGATATTCGCATGCCATGCGTAGTCGTCGAAAAACGCGGACTGGTAAGATGCATGATATTCGAGCAGAAGTATACCCTTCGGTTTATTAGTAGAGTCATCGTTACGGAATTGAAATACCTCATGATTCCACACAGGAAATTTAAAGCCATCATAGAGGCATTGATTTCAGAATAAAGTATAAGAGCCTATACATCACGCATAGGCTCTTATACTTTTCTCACGCAAACCACAGAAGAAAGGACCATATATCATGGCCGAACACGCCGATCAGAAAACGTCATTTCTCACCGATTCAGGTTACGACGGCCTCGTCAAGGCCGCGCGTCGATATCTGCCCGCGCTCAGTGTGCTGCTGATCGTGATCGCCGGTGTCTGCACACAGCTCGGTCAGATCCCGGGCATGGGTGCCGCCACTGCCGGTCTGGCCACGGTTTCCGGTGTCTGCATGGCACTGAGCTGGGGCATCAATGAGCTGCTCAAACGAGCTAAGGATCAGTGGAACACTTCGACCGATCCGGACGATACCACCGATAGTGCTGCCGAATGATATCATATAAGAGCCTATGCCACGCGCATGGGCTCTTATATTTTGTCTCGACGCGAATCGTACATGTCCTTTAATGACAAGAGAATCCATCATAAAGGAGCAATCATGAACGATACGTTTACTTATGTCAGCCAACAGTACAGCCAGCACACCTGCCTGAAGCTTGTTCACTGGATCAAGAACCACTGCGATCCGGAAACGGAGAGCGGTATTCTTACGACCAAGACGAAGAAGCTCCGGGTGATCATGGTCAGTACCAACCTGGAAGACATGAGTGCATTCGCAGATTATCTGAAGACCATCACTCTCGTCTGAAAAGGGTGAGCCGCACATGCGGCTTGCTCTTTATTTTTTCGCGCATGATACATGCCCTTTATTGAAGAAATTCAACAATATCAAAGGAGTAATCATGCTTATCATCGACAAGATTTTGAACCGAACCGAGTCTTTCACTGCTGATGGATATTGCAAGGACCAAGATCAAGCGAATACGATTCTTAACGTGGTCGGCTCTTTACCATACGTAAAGAGCTATGACCATGCCATAGTAACGTATCCATTTTACGATCATCCAACCTTGTGTATAACCATCACTACGTGGGGACACGGACGTCGAGATCAAATCGCAAAAAAGATCGCTGAAAAAATGTATATTGATGAATGATCATCAAGCCAGAGTCGCACATGCGGCTTTGGCTTTATATTTGCAGTCGCGAATGAAACATGTCCTTTAATGAGAACCATACCATCATTAAAGGAGAAAACTATGTTCGCTGGAATTTCCGCCATTGCCATCGCAATCGCTGCTCTCGCTGGAGAGTACTATGTGGTCGCTTTGACGCAAGAACACTGAACACCATTTCCTCTAATCAGGAATGATCAATAGAAGCAGAGCCATCTGCTTTGCTTCTTGTCCGATGATGCGTATGGTTTATATTTTTGGGCAAGGAGCTTGATGATGTATTCGCGAATTAATCATGGTCCTTAATGAGAAGCTATATATCAACCAAAGGAGTTATTATGGACCTCATCAAGACTATTTTCAAGACCGTCGTCTGGGGCGCAATCGCCATTATCGCTATATTCGTTATTGCGATTGTCCTCATCGTCTGCGGATTGTTCTAGCTTGATCAATCCTAATAATGACAAGCCGTTAATCACACGGCTTCTCATTTATCCGATATGTTGAGTATGGCTGTAACGTCACATACCACCACTGAGACCGGACATGGCGTTTATATTTTTTTCGCGCATGAATCATCGCCTTTAATGACAACATAACCGAAAGGAGCAAACATGTCCAATCAATCAAAGAGCATTAATCAGAAGTTCGATGAACAGATCGATGCATATTTGGATCGTCTCAAGGAGGAGATGAATCCGGAGAACGAATCCGATTTGAACGATGATTTGACAAGGACTTCCGAAGTCACAAGAGACACTCTTGATGGCGACGGCAACGTCACGAGTTCGGTTGTGGAACGTCACGATGAAATGACGAACCACAATCTAGAATCGCTGAAGTCGCTGGTCGCCGTCAAGAATGACTATAATGACCATCGGAAGAGCCTCATCGAAACCGTCGTGAAAGCCGGAGTCTCGCTCGCTGGGATCGTCATCTTGCTGGGATTCGAAGCAAATCACACCATCAGTTCGAGAAGTCTCGGATTTCTGCCCAAACCGAAGATCTGACATGTAATCTATAGGATTACGTCAAAAGCCAGAGTCGCACATGCGGCTTTGGCTTTATATTTTTGGATCGCGATTCATCCATGGCCTTTAATGACCGAATAATCCACAAAAAGGAGAAACATGGATATCAAGACAACATCCAAGAATCTGTTCAGCACCGCAAAGGACCGCGTCAAGGAACTTTGGGACAAAGAACAGGAAGAGGACAATGTTGATCTCGTGATCCGTCGTCTCAACGAAGGATATTATGATCAACTGCCGAATGGCCAAGAACGCAAACACCATGCTGTGTGCATCGTCATGGACAAGCTCGGAACCGCAAGTCTACAGCTTGACGTCGTACGACGTTATCTGAAAGCATTGTCGGACCAAGCCTACCACGACTGACACATTACTGGCGAATGACACTTGGCCATTCGCTTTTTATTTTAGGAGTAAAAACATGGCAAGAAGACCAGTCGGACGACTTAAATTCACTCGCAAACGCCATAATAAGATATCGCCTCATATTTCAGGACCAAAAATCGCTCTGAATATGTTCTATGCCTGGATGCTTGGACGTGATATTCCTTGCAGACTATATGAGCGTCGCATTGATATTCCAATCGAAACCTGGGACGAGTACGATGTTCAGATCATGGACGGACTTGACGCGATCAACAATATATTCCATGCTAATTTCCAGGTAAGGAAGTGGTAACATGACCGGTGCTTATACCAATCATATCGTCCTGCTTGGCAAGCAGGGTTCCGGTAAGACGTCCATTGCCGAAGAACTTGCTCGTCGAGGGTTTCGGCGCGTCGTATCGGTGACCACACGTCCTCCTCGCGATGGCGAAGAGGATGGTGTCGATTACTGGTTCGTGGACGATGCCGAATTCGATGCTGCTTTGCCGGATTTAGTGGCCGTTCGAGAATACCGGACCATATTCGGTACGTGGCGTTACGGCGTGAATCTTCAGGATATCAATGCCGATGACGACACTGTGACCATTCTTGATCCGACTGGATATTTGACCATCAAAGACCGCATCACCGATCGATTCGGAGTCTATCTGCATATCGATGACAATATTCGATATCAGCGACTACTTCTTCGAGGCGACGATCCGGAGGAAATCAGTCGTAGGGAACGCGACGATGCCGCCCAGTTCGCTGTACTCGAGGAACGGCTTACCGATGTCGTGGACATGATGTCCAATGGCAAACGATGGGTCAATTTCGAGGAATTCTCGAAAGGTGGATACGATACCAGTCGAACCGTGACCGAAGAAACCGATCGGATTCTACGATATATGAACGCATTCAATCGCGGAGAAATCAATTATGAACGAGCACCACAACCGGTGTTCGATCATGATCCGGAATTCTGATTATAGCTAAGGAGAAAACATGTTATTTTCATTGAAGCATCAACCACCGAATTTACGCGAGCAGTTGCACAATGAGAAGGTGGCATCGGAACTCTTTCCCAAGATCATGGATAGGTCGTATCAAGTGCCACATAACGCCATCAGCGGCTGGTGTCAGTATGTTCGACCGAATGGCGTATCATTCTGGGTGTACGTGGATGACCACGGCGCTGTCTGCATCGAAACCGAGGCAGTGAGAAATGCCACGAATATGACAATTGTCGATGCGAATTTTGATATCCATACTCCGAAGAATGAATTTACTTGTTTTCTCGAGCAGATAGCGCCATGGCTGCTCGACTGTGATTTTAAACAACGCATTATACAATCATCGCAAAGTGTATCGCTGTTCTTTTTAGAAAACGATATGGTTCGATGGATATTTCGCGTGTGGGGAGCAGAACGATGGTCATTGGGGAATGACGAATATGAATATATGTAATCGCGAATGAAACATACCCTTTAATGAGAACCATTAACCATCAATAAAGGAGTTATCATGAAATTTAGCACCTTCTTCGGAAAGTACACCATTTGCAGCCTTATCTACACTGCTATTTCGATGCTGCTAGGAATCGCCAGTTTCGGCGTTCTCTACTACATCGGAAAGAAAGCTCAAGAGAAGGATGACGAGGAGAATCCGATCACTGCTGATGACATGAATCTAAATAATGACTAATGACATCAAAGGCTAAGGCCGCATTTCACACATGCGGCCTTAGCTTTAACTTTTAAGGAGCAAAACATGAAAAATAAAATCGAATTATATCGTGAAGCACGGCTGTGGATCACGAAAGTCATTATTCCATTGGCTGGAATGGCGACATTATATTTCAGTAATCCCGACAATCGTGCCGATTTCAAAAGCCGTTTTCTGAAGTCAAGAATCGAAAAGAAACTTGGAGGTCTGCTATGAGTTATGATAACCCTAAGGAATACGGCGTATATTTGAACAAAGGCGAACAGGAAGTCCATTTTCCCATCGGATTGGCTTTCGATAGTGAGCAGATTCCGGAAGGGAAACAGGCTCCGCTCAAGACACTCGAAGAAGCGGCCGAATTGACGGAAGCGATCAAAGACCAGCTGAAAGGACAGAATGACCCCGAAGCCGATTACGAATCGCTTCGCCAGCATTCCCTCGAAGAGTTTTGCGACGTATACCAGACGCTGGTAAATATCGCATTCGCTTTCGGATTTTCCCAGACCGAGATCGAGAACACTTATATGAAGGTCGTTCGTCATAACGACGAACGAGGACGTTATCCTTCCGATGAATGGGAGGATAGTTGGCTTGGCTGAAACAGTGCTTCCAGCTCGGTTACGTTATGTTGGTTAAGGCATGTGCCAAAAACATTGTCGCCGAATCGAAGCTGTTAGCCGCGATTTATAATTCAGGTCACGTTACAGACGTGACGATAATGAATCGCGAACCCGATGGAGTATACACAATACGAGTCGAAACCAGTGTGCTTACGACACCACTTGTCTTGCGGAAAAGGATCGCCAAACAACTGGTAAAATTCTAGACACTGTAAACGCGAACCATACATCCCCCTTAATGAGAACCATACACAACCTAATGAAAGGAACAATCATGGAAGATCAGAACAAGGAAACCACCGAAGTCGTCGAGACCGAGGAGAAGAAGCCCAACAAGATCGTCCAGTTCGTCAAAGATCATAAGGACCGTATCAGGGATATCACCATTGGAGCCGCTGCCGCCGCAGGACTCGCATTGCTGATTCACCTGGGAAAGTCCGACGATGTTGACAACGAGGACGACGATTGGGACTATTCCTCATCCGATGAATCAAATTCCAACACTGAATCCACAGATTCCTCGCAAGAGTGAATTGTTCTACAAGCCTGAGTCGCACATGCGGCTTTGGCTTTTTATTCATTTATCAGAAAGGTTGTTATGGTGAGTAATATCATCACAAACGGACGAAAATTTCTAGGAAGAAATTCCCATACGATTCTCACAGGCACGGCGGTGGTGGGTGTGATCGGAACTGCTGTCATGGCGTCACGAGATACCATTCAGGCGAATGATCGTCTGCTGGAGTATCGCATGGAGCTCGACGGCAAGCCATATGACAAGAAGGAGCTCGTCAAACGAATCGCTCCATGTTATATTCCGACCGCGTTGACGGTCGGAGCTACGATCACCGCGATCGTTGGCGCCCACCAGACCGCAACGCACAAGATCATCGCATATTCTTCGGCATATACCATGGCTCAGGAAGCTGCGACCATCTATCGTGATAAAGTGCACGAGATCGTTGGCGAAAAGAAAGCCAAGGAAATCGAAGCAGCCGTAGCCAAGGACCAAATCGCCAAATCCAAAGGCGACGCTTCGGCCGTGGTCATCGGCGATGGCAATGTGCTGTGCATGGATGGGTTCAGTGGACGATTCTTTCCGTCGACCTTGGAAAAGATCCGCAAGGCCCAGAATGATGTCAATTACAAGATGAATGCTGAAATGTATGCATCGTTGAATGACTTCTATGAGGCACTGGATCTGCCGTATATTGGTTGTGGCGATGATCTCGGTTGGACGTCTGAGCATCCAATCGAACTGAGTTTCAGCACCACACTGACACCTGATAGCAAGCCGGCACTCGTGGTGAATTTCCATGAATCACCAATGGCCGACTATCGTAATCTTATTTGAGTATCAACAAGGAGCAAATCATGTCGTATATTTCCCTACTCGCCCAAGCCGGTAAAGCGGCCGCTCCATATCTGAAGCCTCTTGGCATCCGATTGGGCAAATCCATCTGTACGGGCGTGCTTACTCAGCTTGCGGGTAAGTATGCATTCCGTATAACCGGGGACCATATTCTGGCGCAGCGCGATCGCGATATTCGCGAAGCGGTGAAACAGGATATGGAACTCAAACAACTCATGGCTGAACAAAAGATCGCCATGGCAAACCAACAACAGGAGGAAAACTAACATGATCAAGGAAACCATTTCCTACGAAGATATCGATGGCAACAGCAAGACCATTGATGCATATTTCCATCTCACCATACGTGAAATGGCTCGACTGCTGAAGAACGGCATCCAGGAAAAGCTTGAAGCCGTATCATCCGGAAAGGCATCTCCGGATGATACGTTCGATCTGGTCGATGAGCTGATTAAGGCGTCATATGGCAAGCGAATCGAAGACAATGGCGAAGCGTATTTCATGAAGAACCCCAAAACTACCGAGATCTTCATGGCATCTGAAGCGTATGACCGCCTGTTGAGTAAGCTGATGTCCGATGACCAGTTCGCGACGCGATTCTTCACTGGTCTGGTGCCGAAGGAATTGATTGAGCGCATGAATGCCATCGGCAATGGCGTGACTCAGAACGCACTCACTCCGGAAGCGACGCAGTATCTCGCTCAGCTGAACCAGCAGAATAACTGATCATTCGCATATATTAAGTAACAAGGAAAGGGTTTGGACGATGTCTAGGCCCTTTCCGTGTCTATTTCGAAAGGACAAAGAGCATGGCTGAAGACGATCGCAAGCCATTAGTCGTCGATGTCTCTCGACAGAACTTGGGTCTTCCGGAATCCAAAGAAGCGCCGAAGAAATCAGCAGTCGCTCATGGTAAACTCAAAGAGGATACCATGGTCGAGAAAGGCGTGAAGCGCTTCTTCGGTGGTGATCCGAAAGACGTCATGATGTATATGCTGACCGATGTGCTAGTGCCAGCGCTTAAGGATACGTTCGTCGATATGGTCATCGGCGGAACGAAACGAATGGTGTATGGTATGAGCGCGTCCGATTATCGCCCGACCAGTCCTCGATTGGTTCGACGTGATAACCCGAGCTATTCGCAGAACACGAACTATAACGCCATGTCGAGCAATCGACGTGTGATCGACAGCACAGTTCGTGAACGCCACGATTTCAGCAAAGTCGTGTTTCCTGACAAGCCGTCAGCTGAAAACGTCTTGACGGCCATGAACGACTATATTCAGCAATATGGCGTCGTTCGGGTAAAGGACTTCTACGAATTTGCCGGAATCACCGCTGAGTACACTGATCAGAACTGGGGATGGCACGATATTCGTGGCAGCCGTGTTCGATCGATCTATGGCGGATATATCGTAGAACTTCCACCTACGGAGCACCTGCAATGAGCGACCGGGACGAGCTGAGGAACTGGTATTCGAGTCCGTCATGGGGCTATAAAGTCGATAAAATGACGGACGAGCAAATACCGATCGTGCTCAAACGAGTTCGAGCAATCAAAGAGCAAGCGAGGAACGATCATAATGGCATATCCAATCACATACGGCATCGATAAAAACGATCATCAGATGCTGCTGACTGTCAACGATGTTCGGGAGTCCGATCGAGCCAGAATGATATCCATGATCAATCAATCATGGTTACATCGCCTGTTTCGACATTTTCCGGAGATAGCGAACTTGACGATTAATATCACTATCGATCGGCCGGGACGATTGCCGAATACAGCCGTGATCACAACCAGGGATGGACGGAAATATCTATATACGTCCGATCCGAATTATGATTTCGGCACGATAGAGGAGATATGATGGATCGTTTTCTTGCAATGGTGAAATTCCAACAGCTCTTCCCCGAACTCTCGGAGCGAGTTCAGAAATACCGCCGAATGGATAACCATACGGCATTGATCATATTGTTCAGCGGAGCGCACTATGTGTTTCGCTGGGAATCAACCAAAAAGTGGACTCTGCAAACCGAGTTCGCGTATAGAAACAAATAAGGAGCAAACATGTCCATTAAAAGCACATTAATCAAGAGCGCGGCCAAAAGCGGTCTGTTTCTGAAGAAACACAGTCCTGAAATCCTGACATATTCGGGTATCGTGCTGGGCGTCGCCGCAACAGTCACCGCATGTCGGTCGACCATGCATATCGATGACGTGAAGAAGAACCATGAAACCGAGATGAGCCGCGTCGAAACCCTCGAAAAGATGGTGGACAACGGCGAGCTCGATGATGGTGATTTCACGGTCAATGAAGCGGCTTCGTCGAAGCAGATTATCTATATGCGCACCACCGTGGCTTACGCGAAGCTCTATGCTCCGACCATTATTCTGACCGGCTTGAGCATCGCCTGCATTTTATCGGCACACAATATCCTCCAGACTCGATACACGGCTGTGGCTTCGGCATTCGCCGCTGTGACCGCCAAGTTCAGCGATTACCGCGAACGTGTCGTGGCCCAGTATGGCGAAGAGGTCGATCAGAAGTTCTATCAGAACATCGACACCGTCGAAGTCGCCGACGACAAAGGCAAGGTCATCGAGACCAAGAAGGAGCAAAACGTCCAGACGCTGAGCCCGACCGATAAATGGTTCGGACCGGATTCTCAGATCTGGGATCACGAATCCCCGGACATGAACACTGTGATGCTGAAGTCCGCATTGGATCGCGCTCAGAACAAGCTCGATTACACCGGGCATCTGTTCCTGAACGACGTCTATCGTCTACTCGGTCTTCCTGATACCAAGGAAGGCGCTGTGCTCGGTTGGATCAATACGCCGGATCGCGATTCGGTCATCGACTTCGGTGTGTTCGGATGCAGTGATGATCCCTGGGACAATGTCAAGGATTGCCCGTGGGATGGCAAGGAAGAGATCCTGCTTCAGTTCAACTGCGACGGCATCGTCTACGATCAGATCTGATCATTATAGGCAACATGGGAGCGTCATTGGAATCGTGGCGCTCCCTTTTTATTCGAAAGGAGTGAACATGAATCGTGAGAATCTGATATTCGCCGGCATCGGATTTCTGGCCGGTGTCGCTGTCACGACCGTCATCGGATATTTCGGTGTATATCGAAAGTATATACCGCTTCGACAGCTGGAGGACGAAGTCAATCAGCTCGAGGAGCAACGTCAATCCAAAGGACGTCAGCTCGATGCCATGGATGCCGCTTACGAGGAACGCAAAGCGGCATACGAGAAGGATCTCCAAGAACGGTCCGATCGTCTCGATATGTACGATAGCGACATAGCCGACGCCAAAAAAGAACTCAAAGCAATCAAACCGACAACAACAGAACAGGAGTCTGAAACCTTGACCAAAGACGAAACCAAGATCTTCACTCGATTCGAGATTCACGACGGAAATCCTCGATGGGATGGACCGCTGACCGATGAGGAACAGGTATCATATGATGCTTGCGAAGGTGATGAGAATCTCATTCTCGGACTGCTCACCGAAGTGAAGGAGCATCGATTCAAGAACTCCATCGATCCGAACCGAACCGCATATATGATCGACGACTATGAGCACAAGACCGCTCCGGACTTCATCGATACGGTGTATCTTGACTACTATGTCAGAGACGACAAACTCGCCGAAGGACGAGTGCTCGTCGAACGTCCGGATGATCTTATCGATATGGCCGTACTTATGCAATTCGGTAAGTATGGATGGCAGGAAGATCCGAATGTTGTGATTTGCCGTAATGACACGTTCGAGACGGACTACGTGATTGAACGTCACGAAGAATCATATCAGGAATCGGTGTTCGGCATCGATCCGGATAAGATCACCTTGCCATCTCACCGTGTTCTCGAAGATATGGCCAGGAAAGCCTATGAGGAGGACCGACATGCCTAAAAGCGAACCACATGTGAAACCATATTTCGATTGGCTTCTAGAAGATGTGGTCGGTATTGATAATGATGGATATTCCAAACTCTATCATGCGATGGATACGATCCGTTACACCTATCGTATCGCCATGGATGCCAATCGAGAAGGCGATGCTCTCGAACTCCGTGGCGATTACGAATATTACAATCATGCACCATGCGAAGCGCAATTCCAGGGAGGAGTGGTGAGCTTCCTGGAATTCCTTATCGCAGTGATTCTACGGGTCGATAATGATCTCGCACTCAAGATGTCTCGTGCCGATTGGATGCATCTATTCATCAAAAATATGGATCTGCAAGCCTACACGGATTCATATTTTGATGCCGTTGGAGACGTATCCGAACCGGTACAACTACTTGTCGAACGCACCATGAACCGGAAGTATAACGCCGATGGGAGCAATGGCGGGTTGTTCGTCATCAAGGGATGCGACAAGGATCTTCGACGGATGCAACTGTTCGATCAGTGGACATTGTTCGGCAATTCCGACCACGATATTCCATATAAGTGGGACTAGAAAGGAGTGGGTATGGACCAAATACGAGTGACTGAAGTCAAAAGCACCAAAACCGCAACCAAGGTCATTGCGAATCCTAGAGCCCGTGGATTCAAGGACCTTATTGTCAAAGGTGGACAGTTCTACGCCGTATATGATCCAGATACGCACCTGTGGTCCAGAAGTGTCGGTCGCCTCTCCGAACTCATTGATAGGGATATCAGCGAGTATATCGCAACGCATTCGGACAAGACATTGACTCCGGAATACATGGACAATATGTCCAATGGACAATGGAACCGATATCTATCCCAACTGAAGAACCTCGATGACAGCAGCATCATGCTGGATCAGAAGGTTATATTTGACAATGACGACGTTGCTCGAGAGGATTATGCATCATTCAAATTGCCATATGATCTCATCGATGGTCCAACACCGAACTATGATCGCCTGATGGAAACGATCTATGACCCGGACGAGCGTCGAAAGCTCGAATGGGGCATAGGTCTGATCGTGGATGGTAAGGACCAGAAACGTATTCAGAAATTCTTCGCCATCACCGGTGCTCCCGGTACCGGTAAATCGACGATTCTGAATATTATCCAGGAACTGTTTGGGAACTACGTTTCGTTCTTCAATGCCAAGGAACTTGGTCAGGGATATCAATTCGCCACTGCTGCGTTCAAGAATGCGCCACTTGTGGCCATTCAAAGCGACGGCGACCTCTCAAAGATCGATGATAATTCATTACTGAACACCATTGTTTCGCATGAATATATCAAAGTCAATGAGAAAGGCGTCAAGCAGTATGATATTCCGATCAAGACGATGCTGTTCATGGCTTCGAATAAACCAGTGAAGATCACAGACTCGAAATCAGGTCTGATCCGAAGGTTGATCGACGTCTATCCATCAGGACGAAAACTCAGCAATGCTGAATATTTCGAAGCCATGGACGGCATCAAGTTCGAACTCGGTGCGATTGCCCACCATTGCCGAGAGGTCTATCAGGAATTGGGTCCGAACGCATATGGCAATTACGTGCCAACCGAAATGGTGGCCAGAACGAATGATATGTATTCGTTCTTGTCAAGCGTTCTCGACCAATTCGAAGATAACGATCATATCGATGGCCTCGAACTTTGGCGTCAATATAAGGTTTGGTGCGATGAAGGCAACGTGACCATGCGCATGAAACGTGATGACTTCCTGTTCGAATTGTCATCATATTTCAACAAGACGACTGACAACATCGTCAATGGTCGCAAATCCACTCGTAACACCGGTTTCGAGGGAATCCGTTGGGATAAATTCGAGAAAGTGGAGAAACCGAAGCCGATCGAAGCGAGAAAACTCGAACTCGATTCGACCGATTCGGCATTCGATCGCATGGCTCAGAATTGGCCGGCGCAATACGCCGCCGATAATCCAACCGGAGGACCTCGGTTGCCTTGGGATCAGGTGACCAGCACATTGAAAGATGTGGATACCACCAAACTGCATTGGGTACGAGTACCTGAGAATCATATCGTCATCGACTTTGATCTCAAGGACGATGACGGCGAGAAGAGCCTGGAACGCAATCTTGCCGAAGCCGCGAAGTATCCGCCAACGTATGCGGAATTGAGCAAATCCGGTAAGGGCGTGCATCTGCATTATATTTACGATGGTGACGTGACGAGACTCAAACCTCTGATCGATATCAACGTCGAATGCAAGGTGTATCGAGGGAAGTCTGCATTGCGAAGGAAACTCAGCACATGCAACGATCTCGAAGTCGCGCATATTTCCAGCGGTCTTCCTCTCAAAGGAGATAAAACCATGATCAATGAGAAAGCGATCAAAGATGAGCAACATCTTCGCAATCTTATTAAAGGGAACCTAAGAAAGGAATATTGTCCCGGAACCAAGCCATCGATCGACTTCATCTGTAAGTTGCTGGATGAAGCATACGAGTCTGGTATCCAGTATAACGTCGAAGACATGCGTCTTGATATTCTCAATTTCGCCATGAACTCCACGCATAATCGAGATTATTGCATGAAGGTCGTGGCGAATATGAAGCTTCGTTCCGATGAACCCGATAGCTTGGAACCGCCAAAGCATACCGGGACGCCTGATATTCTGACGTTCTACGACGTAGAGGTGTTCCCGAACCTATTCATGATCTGCTTCAAAGACGCAGGTGATGAGAAGGATCATCCAGTGAAGACCTTGATCAATCCCGATCCGAAGGATGTTCGCAAACTCTGCGGCAAGGCGCTGGTTGGATTCAACAACCGACGATACGACAATCATATGCTCTACGCATGGGGTTGGCTCGGTTACGATAACCAACAGCTCTACAACCTGTCTCAGGATATCGTGGCTGGCGGACCTCGCAGTCGAAACGCCATGTTCCAGAATGCCTACAATATCTCCTATACGGATATCTACGACTTCTCCTCAAAGAAGCAGTCATTGAAGAAGTGGGAGATCGAGCTTGGAATCGATCATCACGAACTCGGCATGCCGTGGGACAAGCCGGTCGATCCGAAGCTTTGGGATCTGGTGCAATCATATTGCGAGGATGATGTCCGAGCGACGGAAGCGGTGTTCAACAAACGGTATGAGGATTTCGTAGCACGTCAAGGTCTGGCAAATCTGTCCGGCCTCACACCGAATGATTCGACAAACCAACATACGGCACAGATCATATTCGGAGACGCGAAGAATCCGCAGAAGGAATTCCCGTTCCCGGATTTGAGCGAAACCTTTCCAGGGTATACCTTCGACAAATTCGCTGACAAGGATCACAAATCCAAGTATTTGGGCGAGTATCCTTCCGAAGGCGGATATGTGTGGGTATATGGCATGGCGAATGGCGACAATGGCCCGTATTACGGACGTCGGATCCAATGGTCCATGACCGGGAATGACCGACTCGAACGATATCGTGAGGTATATCGATCCCAGGATATGGATTTCGACACGATGCATCCCGATCTGGCGAAGCGTCTCGAAGGTTATTCATATGACGGCACTGATCAATTCATGCCTGAACTTCCAGACAAGAAGCTCGGCGGCATGTTCGGCAATGTCGGTTTGCTCGATGTGACCAGTCTACACCCGTCGAGTCTTGAAGACATGAATTTCTTCGGTCCATACACCAAACGATTTAGCGATATCAAGGCCGCTCGTGTCGATATCAAGCACGGCGATCTCGAATCCGCTCGTCAACGTATGGATGGTGCTTTGGCTCCACTGCTTAAGGAGGGCGAAAACACCAAGTCACTTGCACAGGCGCTGAAGATCGTGATCAATTCGGTATACGGTTTGACCAGTGCGAAGTTCCCGACAAAGTTCAATGATGTCGGAAATGGAGCCAACGATCGCAATGCCGACAACAAGGTAGCGAAACGTGGTGCCCTGTTCATGCTTCTGCTCAAGCAGAAGGTCATGGAGCTTGGCTACACAGTCGTGCATATCAAAACTGATTCGATCAAGATAGCCGATATCGACAAATACGTCGTGACATTTGTCAATGACATGGGAGCGAAATATGGCTACGGATTCGAACTCGAAGCGATCTACGACAAGATGTGTATCGTCAACAAAGCGACGTACATCGCCCATCATTGTTACGGCGACGACGGGCACGACGCCGCATCGCATGGCGATTGGGCGGCAACGGGTGCACAGTTCGCCGTACCATATGTCTTCAAAACGCTGTTCTCTCATGAAACGATTGATTTCAAAGATCTTTGCGAAACCAAATCCGCCACGACATCGATCTACCTAGACTTCAACGAAGGCCTACCCGAGGACGAGCATCGCTATGATTTCGTCGGCAAGGTAAGCGCCTTCAGTCCGGTGCAACCTGGTTGCGGCGGAGGTCTGCTGGTCCGCGACAACGGCAACGGCGGTTACGCCGCGCTGTCAGGCACCAAGGGCTATCGATGGAAAGAATCAAGCGTTCTCCGAGACAGTCACAAACAAGACGAAGTCAATTACAGCTACTACGAACATCTCGCCGATGAGGCACGAGATGATATTTCGCAGTATGGCGATTTCGACTGGCTGGTAAACGGCGAACCCTATATTTCGCCGAATCCTGGAAGCAATGATCTGGTTGCTTCCTTGACTCGATAATACACAGATCAGAAAGGTCAGCTCATGAGTGTGAGCGATATTTTACAGTTGATGATTTTACTCGGCTTGCTTATGCTCATGAGCTGGTTCGTAGACCATCATAATTTTTAAGGAGCAATCATGTCAATTACTATGATCGTTACGATTTGGGCACTGGTCCTGATGATCAGCGTTAATCTATGGACCTATATGTTCAAGCAACGACCGATACCTCGACATTCCGATTTGTATATTGCCATAATGCAGACATTTGATCGGCCAGCAATGGTACCGATTGAATGCGGAAGGAAACAATAGGTACTATCTGGCCTCAGTTCAAATGAGGTTAAATCATATTATAAAAAGGAGTAAACCATGGCACTCACCACTGAAGAAGTAGACGATCTCATGCATTGCAACTGCGATGCCGAGGTCAAAGCGCTTGATTTCGATATTACTGCCAACCGGATCAAAGCCATCCTCATCTGCACTGGATGCGGCAAAATGATATCGGTGTCCGGTGATATCGACAGGGTTTCGGATGTACGATATGCCGAAACGGTCCGATTGGTCCAAGACGAATCGGAGGACTGTGAATGAAACTTCCATTCAAAGTCCATTTCGAAATGCAACCAACCATTGTAAAAAATAAGGAGAAAATCATGTCTGATAATGACACCACTCAGGTACTCGATGCGAACGAAGTCATCGATCAATCCAAATCGACGCTCAAGGATGTCGTGCTCGATCATCCGGCATATCTGGCTTTGGCCGGCCTTGGCATTTTCGCCATCGGGTATCAGCTTGGACGTAACCAGGGTGTGAACTCGTTACTGAAGTTTGCGATGAGTAACTGATGTCATATTTACTCAAAGCTGCCGCACTGATTATAATTTTCGCATTTTGGCTCCCATTATGGTGGGATGATCGTTTTTAACGCGAAAGAAACATGGACTTTAATGAGAATATTAATTCGCATTAAAGGAGTTAATCATGACCGATATTTATGTCAAGCCCGTCATCATCGACGTTGAAACTGGAGATATCATCGATAATGATTCATTTGACACCAAAATGTTGTTGAGCTTATACAAGCTCGGCTATAATTTTCAAGTCGAACGATTCAATGAACAAATTGATTCGTGGAACGAAGAGTTTGAAGGTCTTTATCCAGACATTTATAATCATCTGGATGATCCCGTCAAACAGAAGTTCTACAACAATTTCATCGTTGAACGTTGGCAGAAGATCATAGACGATTTTAATAATATAGCATCAACGATCGTTAAGGATGCCAAACTATTTATCGAGGATCTCTGTGTCAAGTTGAATGATGGCAAAGGCCATATAATCGAATTGAGAACCGTTAATCCAAATTATTAATTGACAAAAAAAAAAAAAAAAAAAAAAAAAAAAAAAAAAAAAAAAAAAAAAAAAAAAAAAGACCGAGTCGCACATGCGGCTTGGTCTTTGTCTTTTGGCTATATTTCGCGAACCAGACATGTCCTTTAATGAGAACTATCAAGAAAAGGAGTCAACATGTCTGTTGATATTTGCCAAGCCATCGCTGATTTCATTCTCATCACGATTGTCGTGCTGGGGATCGAAGCGGGCATTCAAGATCGTATCAAGCATAAAGATATGACTTGGTTTGCCTGGATCGGTCGCCACTGGAATAATCATAAGGAGAAGAAAGCAGCCAACAAACTAACAAAGAAACAAGACATCAACGAAACCACTTTCGCTGAGAAGTAATCATAAGCCTGAGTCGCACATGCGGCTTTGGCTTTTTATTTTAATAAAAGGAGATCATTATGCCTATCAACATCATCAAGCGCCCGAACGGTGACGTCAACAAGATCGAATGCGAGAACGTTCGTCTGATCTGGACGAATTTCGCAGGCCGCGAAGGCAAGTACAATCCGGCCGGCAATCGCAACTTCAACATCGTTCTCGAAGAATCCGATGCCAAAATGCTTCAGGACCTTGGCCTGAACGTCAAGTTCCATGAGGGCCGTGACGAAACGGAACCGGGCATCTACACGCTTCAGGTGAAGATCAACTTCAAGTCCTACAATCCTCCGGAGATCTGGATGAAGAATTCGCATGGCAACGCCCAGCTGGATGAGGATTCCGTCAAGATGCTCGATCCGCTGGTGTCCGCCGACGCCGTGACCGAGTCGTGGCTGAGCTTCAATCTGAACCATTACGAACAGTTCACCACCGCATATTTGCAGAAGCTGCTGGTAACGGTTCAGGAATCCGATTACGAGGCTCGATTCTTCGATGAACCGGATTCCGCCATGAACACCATGACGTTCCACAAGGTGGAGAAGGACTGATGTCATACGATAATCGAACCCCAAGGCCTGGCGTCCTGAAGGTCTGCATCTATTCCATCTTAACCGGAGGATTATATTTCTTCTGGTGGTTCGTCAAGACCTTGTCCTGCGGATACCGCTGACATGACATCGTGACAGGTATGGGCCGTCATCGGCCTGTACCTGTCCTTTATTTTTGAAAGGTATACTCATGATTGATTTTGACACTCTCGATGGCGAGAAACTCATCGACCAAGCCTCGAAACAACATGCCGATGTCTGCAAAGCCTCGGCGCAGATCGCATCACGATACGCGGATATCTCGGATCTGGTCAAAGGCAAGCATGTCAATATGAGCGCGGAGCATCTCGAACGATACAAATATCCGACGGTGTATTTGGACCCGGATCGTATGGAAGAGATCGAAGACGCTCACGGCAATCCGGTGATTCATATCTGGATGGAGTGCATGGATTGCAATGCCAGCGGTTTCATTGACATCAAGGATCAGGAGGAACTCCATGACAACAAGCAACACCCGAAACCTGCCAAGTCACAGCGAGCCAGTAGCAACCGCATGGGTGGCCGAGACATCTCGGAAAAGTATTGCTAGGGCTCGTCATGTCTCCTATCTGCCGAGCAACTTCGATCGTCTCTGGGAGATCTTCATGCTGATATTCCCCGACGATGCATCGAACGTCGAATCGGCTGAGGATTTCGATGATCATTCATTGAAGCTGGTCATCAACAGGGCGACCAGAAAATTCTACGAGGACGATCAATACGAAGTCGACGACTCGACCGAATATGCGATATTTACCGTGGAATTCGGCCAATGGTATCTGTGGACGAAGGGGGCGAACTTCAGTGGCGAATTATGAACCTGAAACGCCCAATTCGGACGTCTATGACAAACACGCCAAAGACATATTCGAATATGTCTTGCCTGAACTCGCCAACAGCGTCTTCGAATACAAATCCGCTGGACCGCATGGAGTAAGCTTCATCACCGGCAGTGGCGATGTATTTCTTTGGTATGAGCTGGCGCCATATTCCAATGATCCATCACAGATTCGATGGATCCTGGAGCATGTTTGCCAGAAGGAACGTCCGGTTGAGAATTCCGAACGTCCGATGGCATTGGAAACCAAATACGATTAATATATCTATACACAAGGAGTAATCATGTCCGACACGACTTTTTCGCCGTTCATAACCCTGTCCAGCACATCATTCGCACCGATCGTAATATATAATGGCATGTCTCTCGCTGTCGAAAAGACGCGAGAATGTCAATGCGATACGCCTTTGGCTATGACCAAGCCGATGGCCGTTACCAACAAAGGCCGCATGTATGTATGTACGAGCTGGTGCCCGTTCTGCGGCGCAAAGCGCAGAGTCGAATGCAACATGTATCTTTTTCCCAAAACCACACCAAATGATGTGTGGGAACTCGATGCTGATAAGATCTATATGTTCGTCAATAAGGTCAACAGACGAGGATATTTACCTATAGAGGCATCGGATGCCGATCTCGCATGGACGTATCCTCAATCCTATAGCGATGGAACCTTCACCGTCAACATATTCAATATGGCGATCGGACGAGGCCTCACCGTACGAGCACCGAAAGGATACATCCTCAAAGACACATATATGTCGCAATTCGATAAGCAAGTGATCCAAGAATTCGACCAGCTCGGATCTCTTGGACTGATCTATCCGAAGGAGCCGGCCCATGCCAACGCCTGACGAATATCGCAGCGCACGGTGCCTGCTTGGTCTCACGCAGCATCAAGTCGGCAAGATGATGAAGATCCGTCGCGAGACCGTGGGACAGCTGGAGTCCATCAATCCCGATGTGCCGCGCACCTGGGAGGCGTATTCACGCTACTACGATGTGTGGCTGCGCGAATATGCCCGTATCAAGCATCCGGATTTGTTGTTCGCCGTCGAGGCGATTCTCAACGGCAACCGTACGGTCATAGCCTGGCTTGGCGAACAAGACGATCCCGACAGCGATCCTCGTCACGGACGTCATCGTCCGAATCGTATCGTGGAGCTCAATCTGGTGTTCCCTACCATCATGGAGACGTCGCAATATCTCATCAAGCATGGCTACACCGATAAGGATCCCCATACGGTCCAGACCAAGATCTCGCAGATACTGAACGGGTATAGGAAACAACAGACATTATGCGGCTTCCACTTCGAAGACGTACGATGAGAAAGGATATTTGCCATGGCTCCGGCCAGCGTATTCGACAAGGCTCACAGACAGCTATTATGCCATGCCGGAGCCTCGATCATCATCACCGACGCATGGAAAATCAGTCCCATGCAGTACGAATGTCTGGCAATGTGTTCACGTTGCCGGCGACAAGTCTATATCCCGATCTCACGGGAAGAATACCGCAAGATGGATAATCGTGAGATCTGGCAGGAATAGGAGAACACAATGACAACGGATACCCTTACCCACGATCAGGCTCTCGAGAAAGCCGAATGGATCGACAAGCTTCGCGAACTCGGATTCGTCTGGGATGGCAACATCGACGATCAGCCGAATCTCTCGGAATGGCGTCATAAGAACATCGGTCATCTCACCGCTCGTCTGGCCTTGGCGACCGATGGTCATTTCGTGGCCATGATCTGCATCGGTCTGAGCCATGTCATGCGTCCCGATATCCATTTGGGCGCGGCGACGACGGAGGAGCTGCAACAGATCTATGATGTGGTGACGGAGAGCGTGGAGGAGTCATGACCTCAATCAGCATCGGACCATATTTGCGATGGAAGCTCAAGAACCTCGGATTCGAATACGATCCCGTTGAGGACACCTGGTTCTGGGGATGGAAGAAGAAAGTCCGTCTCAACCTCGATCGATCCATCGGCATGTTCCTCTGGAGCGCTTCGGTGGTAACGGCCAAGGCACCGGCATCCTATGTGGATGACCGACATGCCATTGTCAGCTGGAACCAATCGATAGAGGAGTTTCTCAAGCTGAAACGCTCGACCATTGCGTATTACATCGGCGACATGGTGCGAAATCACAGGCCGATTGTGACGAAATAACCGAAAATGCTATCTCAACATGTGGCCAGGAAACATATATCGCGTTTCGCGCACGTATTGTGCACATTTCGCGAGGTTTCTGTGGCCACGTCTCATAAAAACGCGATAAACCTAGTATTTTGTCCGGTTAAAGTACTAGGTTTATCGTATAAGGAGCAAATAATGAACTATCAAATGATTGAATACGCAGTTCGTCGTTATATTGATGAAAAGAAGTTGTTTGAAGAACGAAAGGATTACCACCTGTCTATAAAGACTGGAGGGTATATTCGAGGAAACTTCTTTGCATTCGTTGTAACCGATCTGTCTGATGATAATAGAATTTATGAAGTTACGAGTTTGATGAACTCGAAGTCAATTGCCGTAACAAGTTATATTCAAGAGAATGCCGATCCGTTCTTTGTTTTATAGATGATTAGGAGACATTATGCCTGGTGTCAACTTACGACAGTTTCAGCACGAGTGCGTGCAGGCCCTGAGGTCGGGCAAGGTGTTGGCGGCCGGAGTTGGCGCCGGCAAGTCCATCATGGCGTTATATTGGTACGTCACCAAGTGCTGTACGGTACGGACCTCGCATAACGCCAATGGCGAGCTGTTCCAGATCATGCCGGGGAGTCCGGATCTGGTGATCATCACGACCGCCAAGAAACGCGACAACCACGAATGGGATGATGAGCTCTATCGCTATGCCCTGCATCAGGGTGAGAATTCGAAGAAGATGGGTAAGGTTCATGTCACGGTGGATTCGTGGAATAACATCACGAAATACGTCGATACGTCCGCCGTGTTCATATTCGACGAGCAGCGGGCCATCGGTTCCGGAGCCTGGAGCAAGGCATTCGTGCGGATCGCGAGACGTAATCCCTGGGTGATGCTGAGTGCGACACCGGCCGATACCTGGAGCGATTGGTGCCCGATATTCGTCGCGGACGGGTTCTACCGCAATCGTACCGAGTTTTTTCGTCGTCATGCAGTATATTCCCGGTACACGAAGTATCCGAGAATAGACCGCTGGATTGATGAGGACTATCTGAACCGGTGTCGTGACCGAGTGCTGGTGACCTGCGAGGTGCCTCGAGAGACCGAACGCGTGGTGCATCAGCTGACCTGTGCATATGATAAGGAGACGGTTCGCAAGGTGATGAAGACACGGTGGAATCCTGAGACGGAGGAGCCGTTCCTGAACGCCACGGAGCTGTGCTTTTATCTGCGGAGGTTGATCGATACGGATCCTACGCGTCTATCGTATGCCGCACATGTGGTACGTGACCATCACAAGGTGATCATATTCTACACGCTGCGTGCCGAGCTGGAACAGATTCTGAAGCTTGAGGAGGTCACGGGAGTGCCGGTCTACCAGTATAATGGCGGTCAACACGATGATCTGCCTCAGGGGAATTCCTGGGTGTATGCGGTGCAGTTTCAGGCGGGATCCGAAGGTTGGAATTGCACGAGCTGCAATACGGTCCTGTATTGGTCGCTGCCATATAGCTACAAACAGGCGGAGCAGGCGGCCGGCAGGATCGACAGACTCGATACATCGTATAAGACACTGAACTATTACATCATGCGATCGTTCGCGCCTTTGGATCTGGGAATCATCCGGGCCCTTCGGAACAAGGAGGATTTCAATGCTTCCGGGTTCTTGAGGAGCAGTGCGCGACAAAAGGAGTGATCATGCCAAAAGGGAGAACCGAAGTTGTCTATATTTTCCTTGGACAACGTAATATGCAATATGATCCATTTGAGATGTGCGAGCTTCGAGAGTGGATCGAAGCTAAGGTGTTGCTATGCTCGCATAAGAATGTGAGTTATGGTATCAGTGATGCCTATAGAATCGAACGAGAACCCGTCATGCTGAGGCCGGATGGGTATACTGTGGATCTCTATAGTGAAACTCGGAGGGTGGTGTGCCCGAATTGCGGGAAACGTAAGACCGTCGTGTTTCAGGCTTATGATACATCCTCTGTATGGTACCAGGAAACACGGTTTGATTATAGTAAGGAGTAATCATGCGTATCAATGAATTCGAACTGGTTGACCCGATGAGTGATGTGCAGAATACCATTACGAGATTGATCGATCATCGTGGGTCATGCGATGATCTGTTGCCGAGACATGAGATCATCATGAGTGACATTCTGCTATTGCAGACGGATCTCGCACATCCTGAGATATCATATGATATGACCGAGACGAAGATCAATGCCTATTGTCCTCGCTGTAGGAGACATGGATCTGGATGGATCGAGACCAACGGATGGTTTTCTGCGGTGTCTCCATCACGTGGAGTAGTGATTCGTCGTGCGATGGATGAGCTTCCTGCTCGTAAGAACCGGAATGGTCAGATTTGCGGGCATCGTCGTTTGATGATGTCTTCCGCGGTTCGATCGAAGGATATCGCGTTCCATGTCAGGGAGGAGAACACCAGGAATTATATCTGGTTCAAGAAGCGTAAGGCTTTGGCGAAACAGTGGTTCCCGTTGAGCAGCGGTGACGAACAGTACCATTTGGTATGGTGTCCGGACTGTTTTGCGATGACTTGCGTGGACGTCGGAAAGATGTCTTTTACTCAGTACGACCCCTCAAACGCCAGTTTTCGAGGGAGCGAATGGTACTAAAAAGCAGTTCTAAATATGTACAATTTGTGTGACATATGTACAATTTGTGTGACATGAGCGAAAATGGCCTCGAGAGGGTAAAATGGCCAAAATCGGTTTTGTCACACAAATTGTACATACAAATCGGTTTTGTCACACAAATTGTACATATTTGAAAACGTCTTTTAGGGCCTGAAAACGTTGAAATTCCAACGTTTTTGGGGTTTTGAGGGTGTTTTTTTGTATGTACAATTTCTGTGACTTACTTCTATTCCGAATGGGGAAGAGAAAAAATAATATTATCTGTAAGTATAAAAGAAGTAAAAGTATGTCACACAAATTGTACATATTCGAAAACCACTTTTTTGCGGAAAGGAACCGTCATGACTTATTTCATCCTTGATGGTAATCGAGAAACCATTTACGAAATCGCTCACGACATGATCGGGTGTAGATGTCAACCCGGGACTCCGGTATGCATCAGTATCCCGAAGATCGATCCGGATGAACTCACACTTCAGGAACGACGTAATTTTTCCATGAACGATTTCGTTCTGGCGTGTTATTGTTCCGGATGTCGCAAGCGAACCAAACTCATGGTTCCGCTCGATAAGATCCCTCACGTCGATGCTGATGCCATCCGACAGATCGCACAGCAAATGTCGACAGAGGGAATCAATTGCAACCATGACCAAGAGAGCTGGGAAGTGACCGCACCAGTCATTCGGGATGATGCCCCGAGTCAAATCGATTTGAATGGGGTTCGCTTGCTGTTACATATCGTCTATTGCGTGAAGTGCCGGCGTCTTGTACATGTGTACATTACCGATGCCCATCGAGTATTTTAGGAGGAACCATGCGTTTTCGCGAACCAATATTCGAACAGCCCATGCGAGTCATGGAAGATGATCATATTTGTCAAGACATCGACGACTACAGCTACTATGCCGGAATGCAGCTGGAAGACGCCAAGCGCGAACTCGTCGAACATAATGGCGATGAGATCATCAAGATCGGATGGATGCATGTAGTGCCTTTGCATCCGGTTCGGAAGTATCAGGATCATCCGATCAAGATTACCACGCTTCGATACGGCACTTCGGAAGAATTTCCGAATATCTATGAAGCAAGTATTAAGAAAGGGTTTAGTCTTAATTCGTTGCGAGAACTGATGTGTGGAAGAGGCATATGGTCGGATAACTTCGTTGCTGAATACATCTAGATCATTTGTGCACAAATGTGCACAAACATCGTCTCGTACATTTCCCATAATGGATAGAATATACATATAACTACAGGTATCTACCGTATTTTACGGTCGGAGGTTTTCCATGGTTTTAGAGCGAGACTTCCAGCGCAAACTGGTCAAGCGCTTGAGGACAGAGATTCCAGGATCCATTGTCATGAAAGCTGATGCGAATCAAGTGCAAGGCATCCCGGATCTCTTGATCCTCGCGCATGGTCGATTTGCTTCGCTGGAAGTCAAACGCTCTGCTACCGCATCTCATCGACCGAATCAGGATCACTTCGTTCAGAAGATCAACGACGATGGCGGTTTCGCTTCCTTCGTTGATCCTTCGAATGAAGATGATGTGGTGGACCAAGTCAAGCGATATCTATCCGAAGCCTAGGGAATCATGGCTTTTCATTTTAGGAGTTCACATGGCATTCACGTTCAATCAGCATACGGACCTTGAAGGCAAGCACGCATATCTGAGCGCCAGCCATCATGTCTGGCTCAACTATGACGATGAGCACTTCAAGGATATCTTCTATTCCAATCTCATGAAGGAACGTGGCACACAGCTTCACGCCTTCGCTGAGTTTGCGAATAGGATGGGTCGAAAGATGCCGCGCAACCACGAGACTATCAACGAGTTCATCAATGACGGTCTTGGATACAATATGAGCCCTGAAGTGGTGCTCTATTATAGCGAGTATTGTTTCGGGACTGCCGATCTTATCGGTTTCGATCCGAAGAAGAAACTTCTTCGAGTGTTTGATCTCAAGACCGGTCAGAAGGATGTGCTCGAGTTCGGTCAGCTGCATGTGTATTGCGCTCTGTTCTGTCTCGAGTACAATATCAAGCCTGACGATATCAGATTCGAATGCCGACTCTATCAGAATGATGAAGTTCGCATTGAAGAGTTTACTGATCCGGAAATCATCAAGGATATTATGGATCTTATCGTTCACGATGATAAGATGATTCGTGAACTTCGCGCCGAAGCGAAAGCTAATAAATTGATCTTCTAGAAAGGAGTGGATTATGGCTGAAGAGTCATATTCTGGTGATGACGAGTCGTTGTATGACTTCGAGCATTACGGTACCCCACATCAGGGCGCAACTCCGCATTCCGGACGGTACAAATGGGGTTCGGGTGATGAAGATTCCTTGACCAGAGCCAATGGCTTGCTGGGCCAAGTGGCTCGGCTCAAGGAGCAAGGAATCACTAATTCCACCGAGATCGCTAGATCTTTAGGCATGACTACGACCGAGTACCGAGCACGATATTCCATGGCATGGAATGAATCCGAGAACTATACTCGTAACCGAGCTCTGAACCTCCAGAAGCAAGGTTGGGGTGCTACGGCTATCGGCAAAGAGCTCGGACGTTCTGAATCGACAGTCCGTGGCTGGCTTAAAGATGGTCGTGAAGTTCGTAAGGACATCGCCACTGATATCTCAGAAAAACTTATGGCTTCGGTTCCGAAGAACGGCGGTCTTGATATCGGTAAATCCTCAGAACTATATCTGGGAACTTCTGCCGATAAGCTCAAGGTCGCAGTGCAGATGGCGGTCGATAAGGGTTACGAAGTCCACTACATGTATGAGAATCAGCTCGGCACTGGTCCTGGCCAGAAGACGACCCTTAAGCTGTTGACCGCTCCAGGCGTCAAGGTTTCAGGCCCGGAAGGTCTGTACGCTCATCGTGAGCGTATTGCTTCTTTGGCGAAGAACCTCGATGACATTCCAGCAGGATCTTCCGGAGCACTGAAGCCTCCAGTCTCAATCGACAGTAAGCGAGTTAAGATCGTTTATGCTGAAGACAAGTTTGCTGGTTTCAAAGGCGTCGAACGAGACGGTGTGATGCTGATCAATCCCAAGGCTCCCGATCTTCAGTTGCCGGATGGTAAACGTTACGCTCAGGTTCGAATCGCCGTTGACGGTACTCACTACCTCAAAGGCATGGCACTCGTTGGTGATCCTCGGTCGTTCCCGCCCGGTGTTGATGTGGCCTTCTGTACCAACAAGCACAAGGGCACTCCGAAGATGGATGTTCTGAAGAAGATGCAGACTATCAAGTCTGCCAACGGAACAGAAGTCATCGATACGGAGAACCCGTTCAAGGCAGCCGTTCGTTTGCAACCTACTTATGTGGATCCAAAGACCGGTAAGAGGAAACAATCGTCTTTGAATATTTTGAATACCGAAGGTGATTGGGATGGTTGGTCTAAGAATCTACCATCTCAGATGCTTTCCAAGCAGGAACCTTCGTTTGCTTCTCAGCAACTTGGCATTGCTCTGGATCGTTCTCGATTGAATCTTAAAGAAATCAAATCGTTGACCAATCCAGTCGTCAAGCAAAAGCTTCTTCAAGAGTTTGCCGACGAATGCGATTCTGCTGCCGTTTCTTTGAAGGCTGCCGCTGTTCCCCGTCAGAAGTCTCATGTGATCCTTCCGATCAATTCGTTGAGCGATCGTGAGATTTATGCTCCGAACTACCGAAATGGCGAGAAGGTGATGCTGGTTCGATACCCGCACGCTGGTCGATTTGAGATGCCTGAACTTGTGGTGAACAATCGCAACAAGGAAGGTCTCAAATATATCGGAAATGCCAAGGATGCAGTGGGTATTAATTCCAAGGTCGCCGAACGCCTATCGGGTGCTGATTTTGATGGAGATACCGTACAGGTAATTCCAAATAAAAGCGGTCAGATCAAGAACGCTGCTCCATTGAAGGGGCTTCAAGGATTTGATCCCAAGGAATCATACGCCTTGCCAAAGGACATCAAGCCTAATGACAAGCGTTTGATTTCTCCTGAGATGAAGCAGCGTCAGATGGGTATCGTATCCAATTTGATTACCGATATGACAATCCAAGGCGCTCGTCCTGATGAATTGGTTCGTGCGGTTCGTCACTCCATGGTGGTGATTGATTCCGAAAAGCATAAGCTTGATTGGAAACAATCCGAGACGGATAATAACATTAAGGCCCTCAAGGAAAAGTTCCAAAGTGGTGGCGCTTCTACTCTTGTTTCAAGGGCTAAGGGTGTAGTTCGTCTTCCGGAGCGCAAGCCCCGATCCATGAAGAATGGCGGCCCGATTGATCCTGAGACTGGTGAGAAACGTTATGAACTTACCGGTGAATCTCATCATCGAGCGGTTCGTAATTCGAAGGGTGAGGTTGTTCGTTATGAAACAGTCCCCAATATTACGAAGTCTACGAAACTCGCCGAGGCCAAGGATGCTAGGGAACTTTCTTCTGGGACTTTGATGGAATCTATTTATGCCCGTTACTCTAACGGCATGAAAGATTTGGGTAACCAATCTCGAAAGGCCTACCTCCAGGCAGAGCCTTTCAAAGTGGACCCCCAGGCTAGAAAACAATACGCCCCCGAAGTTAAGAAGATGGTAGCCCAGCTCAACGAAGCCAAGAAGAACCAGCCCCTGGAACGAAAGGCTCAGGTCATAGCCAATGAGAGACTTCGTGCCATCAAAGAGGATCATCCTGACTATGATAAGGAAGATCTGAAGAAAGCTGGACAAAAGGAACTCAAACGAGCTAGAGCTATTGTTGGTATTCAATCCAAGAGGGTGGATCTTACGGATCGAGACTGGGAGGCAATTCAAGCAAGGGCCATCTCAGCAAATCGTCTTCGTGAGATACTGCAATACGCCGATCCTGATCGAGTTCGAGAACTGGCTACTCCGAGAAAGAAAGAAAAGCTTCCTTCTTGGGCCATTGCTAGAGCGAAATCGCTCATGAATGCTGGCTATACCAATGCAGAAGTCGCAGATGCTTTGGGTATTTCGACTTCAACATTGTCTGAGAATCTTGGGAAGTGATGAAGTATGACATTATCACCGCTAGAGCAAGCATGTCTTAGACATGATGTATTGGTAACCACAGTGGACAATCCTATCAATCCATTCGTTGATTTCGAAGGGTGGATGAATCTAGACATTGCTATGGGCTATGATACATGTGGTCTAGTTAACCAGATGTTCATGGGCTATGACAACATGTCTGATGAGGATCAAGCAATCGAGTATGCTCGAATGATTCGAGATCTCTTTGCTCATGATCCTTTGGGTGTGTACACATTAGCCAAACGTCCATCATGGCGTGAAGTTCCATCTGCTGCCTCGAATGAATAGCATGATGCGATTGCATGATGTGATTGCATCATGTTGCTCGTCATTGTCAACATGCATGAATGGCAACACTAATAATGATGAATGACTATGAATGATGTGATTCATATGAGTAACAAATAGCATTTGCTTATATGAATCGCATCATTCATTACACTATTCGTTGGTATGAATGATAATGATAACGATGATTGTTCATTGTCATTCATTGTTGATCGTTGTCATTCATTACTATTGTAAATTGAATCAATCAAATGCGAATGAATTAACTTTCATTCAACTGCAACCAACTATTGGATGATTTATAAATGTAATTTATAATTCATATCAAAGAATAATTTTGAATTAGAACGAATCTAAATTCAAAATTATTGAGATGCCCAACCCTAGGATCTCTTTTCGGATACCGGGGGAGGGGGTCGTGAAAAACACACCCCCTATGGCATCGCCCGGCAACTCGAAAATACCCCGCGGGGGATATTTTGGAATTGCTTTTTAGCTCTCGTAGGGTTCTCCGGGGGTGTTGGGTGCTCTCCGAATTAGTTTCCGATACATGTACCGCTGCGAAACGGTGGAAACACTCCTTGGATCGAGCATGATTCTCCCCAATACCCCTAGAAAACTCTGCGATAGCGTTGAGAATCCGCTGACAAAAGGAGATGATATCCATATGGCTCGTCGTAAACGGGTCGAGGAACCTATCTCCCCTCCACTTATTCCAGAAAGAACTCCGGAAGGACGTGAGCAACAGCTCGAAGCACTTGCTATGGATCTTGTTGAACGTCGTTTAAGAGAGGGAACCGCTTCCTCGGCAGAAACAGTGCACTTTTTGAAGCAAGCTTCGTCTCGAAATCAACTCGAGATGGAGAAGATGCGGTATGAGAATCGCAAGATCGAGGCTCAGACCCACGCCATCAATAGTTTCGAAGATCAGACAAAGCTTTTCCAAGAAGCGGTCAAAGCCATGCAGGGCTACATCATGCCGTCTGGCGAAGAAGAGGTGGAAGAATGATTTTATCGGATAGAACCATTCGAGGCCTCGCCACAAATCGCGGTTTGATCGATCCATTCGATGAAGATCAATTGCAGCCGTGCAGTTATGATGTTCGACTCGATTCACGAATCAAGCGATTCGTGAAGACTAACGATTCAGCGATGCATCTGATTAACGGTTTATCGAAAGAATTACGTGGTGTATCGATGGATACCCTCAACGTCGCCAACATGGAATATGCTCTTCGCCCTGGCGAATTCATTCTTGGATCAACCGTCGAATCAGTATCGATCCCAGATTACCTGGCGTGTCGTTTCGAAGGAAAATCGTCGTTGGGACGTATCGGTCTGACGACGCATGTCACGGCTGGGTTCATTGATCCTGGTTTTCAAGGAACCATAACCTTGGAAATCAAAAACGAGAATCAATTCCCGATTCTATTAAAGCCTGGAATGCTCATCGGTCAGTTGTGCTTTATTCGTCTCAATACCACAGTTGATCGGATGTATGGTTCAGTCGAACTTGGTTCCCACTACCAGAACCAGATAGGTGTCACCGAGGCTCGATCATGAATGGCATTGTTCGAACTTATTCAGAACTCATGCGTATCGAATCGTATGAAGAACGTTTCGAGTATCTGGCTCTGAATGGAACAGTCGCTCGTCCGACATTCGGTAACGAACGATGGATGAATCAGAGATTCTATCATTCGAAAGAATGGTATGATGTTCGAGATTATGTCATCGCTCGAGACAATGGCTTTGATCTAGGTCATCGGGATTTCCCGATACCAGGAAAGATCATGATTCATCACATGAATCCATTGACTCCCGATCAGATCGAACATGCAGATCGCAACATGCTTGATCCAGAGTTTCTTATCTCGTGTTCTCTGGCAACCCATAATGCCATTCACTACGGCGATAAAGACCAACTTCGGATCATGAATGAACGTTTTCCGAACGATATGATACCATGGAGGTGAACATGAACAAACATACCACATTTGAGATCATAGCATTTGTTTCGGCGATAATGTCGGCATTGATCTCAGCGATTCTTCTAGGCATCGTGTGCAGTTTCATGATTGTCACCAGGGATCAGCAACAGGAAGTGCGAACGGTTAAAACCGGCGACATTTCTTGGATCTGTCTCGATACAAAAGATGGCGATCGCATCGTTGCTGAAAGTTGCCAAATATTGCCACATGCATAGGATGGGTGCTTATCAATGGAAATCATAGATGTCGCATCCTCACCCCACACCGTGGAATCAGGGCAACGGATCATATTCAGTTTTAAGATCATCGATGATGGTCTTAAGGATTCGAACTACGTCAACATTTATGATGACCATGGTTCGAAGATCAATTTCGGTTTACCGATTTGCTAGAAAGAACAAAAAAAATGTCTAATATCAAGAAAGCAGTCGTACGGTTCAACGGTCAGGAACTTGTGGCGACTTATGATGCTGAAACTCAGTTGTGGACAGCCACCGCGACGGCACCTGCCACGTCTTCGTATGGTCAGCCAGATCATGTATACAAGGCCGAAGTCTTTGCTCAAGATCAGGCTGGAAATTCTGCGACTGTTAATTCCAGTGATCCCACGTATGGCGCCCAACTGAAGATTCGCGTTCTCGAGAAGACCAAGCCTGAGGGTCAGATTCGCACCCCGTCCAATGGTTCAGTGCTTGGTACCAACACTCAGAACGTGCTCATCGCCGTGACTGACAACGGCGGATCCGGTCTGAACAACGCTTCCTTCAAGCTGAAGGTGAATGAACGAGTAATTCCGCTGAAGGCTGGTGAAGCTGATGGATACACCATCGAAGCGGGCTCCGGTGCTGATAATGGCAAGACCCTTGTCAAGTACATGGCGAAGAACCTTTCCGATGGCGCCAATAAGGTCACCTTCGAATTCGCCGATAACGATGGCAACGCTGGCGCTATCCTTACGTCGAACTTCACCATTTCGACCGCGGCTCCGGCCCTTAACATCACCTCCCCGGCGGACAATCTGCTTACCAACTCCAAGACCATTACCGTTGCAGGCGCTGCCACTACAGCGGTCACTGGCGTCACCATCTCCAGGGTCGCTATCAAGGTCGACAGCGGTACTGCTGAACCCGTCACTCTCGGTACCAATGGATCGTTCAGCAAGGCAATCACTCTCGCCACTGACGGTCGTCACACGATCACGATCATCGCCACCGATTCGCTCGGCAAGACCACGCAGGTTGCGCGCAACGTCACGATCGATACCACCAAGCCGGTGATTACCGATATCAAGGCGTCCGCTATCACCGTCGATGCCGGCGGCCGTATCGTCTTCACCTTCAAGGTGACCGACCCCGTCGTCAACGTCTGATAGGATCACATCATGATCATACGGGTATGGGGAGAAGTCGACGGTGTCGAAATACCGTTGCGACCCTTAAAAGACAAGCCGGATTACTGGTATGGGTATTGCGATTGGTCCCCGAATCTGCTGCATATGGAGTTGTGGGCCGAGAACGATCGAGGAGCCAGAGGCCATTTCGATGGATTCGTGAAAATCCAGTATATCGGCAATGCTAAAACCAAGTGCCGGCTTGTCTTGTATCCGTATGTCATACGTTTGATGCGAGACGGCCTGCCGTTCGCCGATGCCGGAAGGAGTCATCGTATGCTTGAATCGGAAACGTTTTTATGCGGAGAAGATCGTAGGGTATCCATCGCCATCAACAGTACCGATCATCATCCGTTTGAGGTCACCAATGCACTGTGGTCTCTCACGAATGGTGATACTATCGAGGCTTCGGGCGATTGTGAAGTGCAAGCGATTCGAAGCGATTATACGGTGTTGAAAGCAAAGATCCAACCGATGATCGCCAACAACGTATACACGTTGCGTTTTAGTTATGACGTCAACGACGAACATCTCGAACAAGATGTTACCGTCAGAGTGAAATGAGGATCAATGGGTACACTATTGCAGTCTTCGATTCTGAATACCATCAAGCAGATGCTCGGCATCGATGAAACATTTAATGGTTTTGATCCGGAAATCATCATCGATATCAATTCGGCATTGATGACTTTACATCAGATAGGGATCGGACCTTCGGACGGATTTCAGATTGCTTCCGAGAGCGAGGTTTGGCATAATCTTACCAGCGACGTATCGCAACTCAATGGAATTAAAACCTATATCTATCTCAAGACACGATTGCTGTTTGATCCTCCGTCCAATTCATTCCTCGTGCAATCTATGGAAAAACAGATTCAAGAGCTTGAATGGCGATTGAATGTCAACGCGGAAGGAGCATTTGATGGATAACGACATTGAAGCCATTGATCCGGTCGAGCAATGTTTTGAACATTTCGGCATCCTCGGTATGAAATGGGGACGTCGACGTTCGACCAAAGAACTTCAAGCCGCTCGCGGCAAGAAAGATTGGGAAGGCGATTCCGACAAGAATTCCGGTAAGGACTCAACTGAAGGATCTCAGGCGCCTAGGAAAGATTCAGCTGAAAGTTCCAAGGCAGTTCGCAAAGAATCCGACCATGAGAAATACCAGCGTCTTTCTCGCATGAAGGTTCAGGATATGTCCACTCAAGAGATTAACGATTGGGTGAATCGAACCAATGCCATAGCCAATTATAATCGATTGACAGCTCAGCAGAAAGAGGAATCACGATCCAAAGGCCAGAAATTCATTCATTTCATGTTGGATACCGGAAAATCCATGGCCATCGATGCAGGCAAAGAAATCGCTAAAGATTATCTTAAGACGGCTCTCAAAGGATATGCTGAAAGCAAGATCGCGCCTTCTACTCCACGACATGCGAAGCCGAAAAAGAAAAAGAAGTAGCGTATGACACTGTCAAACACTGCGACTCCGCGATGCTATGGTGAGTTTCGTCAGAAAGTGATATCGGGTGAAATCCCGGTATGTCGTGAAATCTCGATGGAGATGAATCGTATAGATGCCATGATCGCAAATCCTGGTATTTACTATGATGATACCGCTGTTGAGCATTGGGTGAATTTCTGCGAGCACGAACTTGTGTTGACTGATGGCTCTCCACTTCATTTGCTTGATTCGTTCAAGCTATGGGGCGAGCAGATTTTCGGATGGTATTATTTTGTGGACCGATCAGTCTATATTCCGAATACTGATCGTCCTGGAGGCCATTACGTCAACAAACGCATCAAAAAGCGTTTGATCAATCGACAGTATTTGATCGTTTCCCGTGGTAATGCCAAGTCATTGTATGCGACATGCTTGCAGGCATACATGCTAGTGTGCGATCCGAATACCACCACCGGAATTGTCGTGGCACCGACCATGAAGCTTGCCGATGAGATCATGTCGCCGATTCGTACCGCTATTCAGCGAGCTCCAGGACCGGCGATCAAGATGATGACGCAGGGAAAACTCCCAGGACGAAGTGGCGGTGTCATTGGCAATCAGGTCATGCTGGCATCGACAAAGGCTGGTATTCAATATTTTCCGACGAACAGTCTTGTCGAAGTTCGTCCGATGTCCATCGATAAACTTCAGGGCGCTCGACCTAAGATCGCTACTGTTGATGAGTGGCTTTCTGGTGATACTCGCGAAGATGTCGTCGGTGCATTGGCCCAAGGCGCTTCTAAAGAACAATCCGATAGAGGCGGTTCCGATTGGCTGATCGTGGCGACGTCGTCTGAAGGCACAGTCCGTAATTCGGTCGGTGATACCATCAAGCTTGAGCTTATGAGTATTCTGAAAGGCGAGTATCAGGACTTTCACACCTCGATATTCTACTATCGACAGGATGATGTCAAAGAGGTCGCCGATCCTTCAACTTGGATGAAATCAAATCCGAACATTGGCATCACTGTAACGTATGAAACGCTACAGAACGATGTCGAACGTGCTGAGAAAGCACCGGCCAATCGTAATGATATTTTGGCTAAACGTTTCGGCATCCCTATGGAAGGCTACACCTACTTCTTTACGTATGAGGAAACAAAGCCACACACCAAGAAGGACTTCTGGGGATTACCATGCGCACTCGGTGCCGATCTTTCACAAGGCGATGATTTCTGTTCGTTCACCTTCATGTTCCCACTGCGTGGTGAAGTGTTCGGAATCAAGACTCGAAATTATATTTCTGAGTATACCTTGACAAAACTTCCTACAGCCGCTCGTCAGAAGTATGAGGAATTCATTCGAGAAGGTTCTTTGCATATCATGGAGGGAACCACTCTTGACATGGATCTGGTGTACGATGATCTCGATCAACACATCATTGATTGCCAGTATGATGTTCGCGCATTCGGTTATGATCCGTACAATGCTAAACGATTCGTTGAACGATGGACTCAAGATAACGGTGCTTTCGCTATTGAGAAAGTTATTCAAGGAGCCAAGACGGAATCCGTTCCGCTTGGTGAATTGAAGAAACTCGCTGAAGATCGTCGTTTGTTGTTTGATGAATCATTGATGTCATTCACCATGGCAAATTGTATGACATTGGAAGATACCAACGGTAATCGAAAGCTATACAAGGCTCGTCGTGAAGACAAGATCGATGCCGTTGCCGCAATGATGGATGCTTTTATAGCATTCAAGAACAATCGAGATGCATTCGAGTAAGGAGGTGAATCATGGCTGAATTTAAGGCTGCTCTTCGTAAAAAACTTTCGCGAGAAGGAGAGGCCCTTCCTGATGGAAGTTTTCCGATTCGTAACGAAAAAGATTTGAAGAATGCCATTAGTTCGTATGGTCGTTCCAAAGACCCTGAGAAAGCCAAAGCGTGGATCAAACAACGCGCCAAGGCTCTGGGATTGGAGAAATTAATTCCAGAAGCATGGGCTTCAAACATGCCTGCGGCTAAGGCAGTTCGAAAGAAGCCGTCGAACAACCAGTTCGTTGCTAAAGCCGTTCGAAAGAAGGTGATGAACTGACATGGCTACCGCATTAACAAGAATCAGCAAATTCTGGAATGCTTTTTCGACTCCTCCAGGAAAGTATATTCCAAACGTTGGACAATCATATTCGTTGAATCCCGATCGGCCTTATTTCACCGGTGGAAACGAACGGTCTATTGTTTCGGCGTTGTATAATAGGGTTGCTCTCGACGTGTCGACACTGACAATTCGACATTGCCGATTGGATGCTCAAGGCCAATACATTGAGGAAATCAAGGATCCTTTGGATGATTGCCTCAACGTTGCGGCTAATATCGATCAAACCGGTCGTCAGTTCATTCATGATTTGACAACCACCATGTTCGATGATGGAGTCGCAGCTGCTGTTCCGGTAAAGACATCTGATAATCCGAACTCATCCGGTTCATACGACATTTATGAACTGAGGGTCGGCAGGATCATTGCTTGGATGCCGCAGCATGTTCGAGTATCGGTATATAACGATATTTCAGGTCAACGAGAAGAACTTGTTCTTCCCAAGACCTGGGTGGCAATCGTCGAGAACCCGCTATACTCGGTCATGAATGAACCGAATTCGACGCTTCAGCGATTGATTCGGAAACTTAATCTTTCGGATGCGATTGATGATCAATCCAGTTCTGGAAAATTGGATTTGATTCTTCAGCTTCCATATACGATTAAGTCTGATGCTCGCCGTAAGGAAGCCGAACGTCGTCGTTCCGAAATCGAAAAGCAGCTCACTGGTTCGAAGTATGGTATTGCCTATACCGATGGTACTGAACGTATTACCCAGTTGAATCGATCTGTTGAGAACAATCTTCTCGAACATATCAAATACCTGACAACCATACTGTACGGTCAATTGGGTGTATCGGAAGCCATTGCTAATGGCACCGCTACTGCTGAGGAAATGCTGAACTATCACAATCGCACGATTGAACCAATCATCTCGTCGATCTGTGATGCAATGAACGCCAAGTTCCTCACGAAGACCGCTCGATCTCAAGGACAGACTATTAAATTCTTCCGAGATCCGTTCAAGCTGGCTCCGGTCGATCAGATTGCTGAACTCGCTGATAAGTTCACCAGAAACGAGATCATGACCTCGAACGAATTCCGTTCCGTTCTCGGCATGTCTCGAGTCGACGATCCTGCTGCCGATGAGCTTCGTAACAAGAACCTCAACAAGGCTGATTCCGGATCAGATATGTCCGGTTTTACCGATGAAGGTCAGTCCGAAGGCTCTGACGAAGAACCAATGACTCAGGAACGATACGATGCGGAAATAGCAGCGTTCAATAAGAATGATGCCGATCTTGCAGACCTTGAAAAAGAACTAAAATGACCGAATCGTTTGAACACTATGCATCAAAGTATTATGATCCAGTCAAAGCTCATGAATATTACATGAAGACTAGACAACTTAAAGGATATGATACTCAAGGCAAGACGTTGAATGACGAAGGTAAGCAAGCGAAAGCTTATATTACCAAACAAATCCGAGAGGAACGTCATTCGGTTCTCAAGAAGGAACAGAGTAATCGGAATCAAAAGATTTATTCAGCTTCAGTGGAACTGTCTAATCAGATTCGTCAGTTGCAATTGCAAATGAAACAACTCACTCCTGAAAAGAAGAAGACGCTCGGTAAGCAGATTCAACGCAAGATCGCAGGATTGCGCGAAGACAATGCTCGAGCTAAAGCCGATTTTCAGAAGAAGTATATCGAGTTTGCGCAGAAGACTCGTTCTGATTATTCGAAGACTCTGGATAGTGAAATCAATAAACTCTATTCCGATGCTTCGATGACCAAAGCTGTTCAGACGAAGAAAAAGTCTAGAACAAAGAAATAACATTAATTCGAGAAAGGAGTGATCCATATGGCTGATGGCTTTAAGAGTGATTTCAGTGGCTACGCTACAAAGAATGATGTTCTTTGCTCCGATGGCCGAGTCATTCGTAAAGACGCGTTTGCCGATCAGGATGGCACCGTGGTTCCTCTGGTGTTCCAGCATGATCATACCAGTCCGCTTTCGGTGATCGGTAAGGCGTTGCTGGAAAACCGTGATGATGGCGTCTATGCATATGGCTATTTGAACGATACCGATGCCGGTAAGGCTGCTCGTGGCATCATTCAACACGGCGATATGATGTCGCTGTCCATTGCCGCCAATAAGGTAGTCCAGGAAGGAGCCGATGTGCTTCATGGTAAGATCCGTGAAGTGTCGTTGGTCTTTGCTGGGGCTAACCCAGAGGCGACTATTGATAATGTGATTCGTCATTCTGATGATGGTGACTCGTTTGAGGATGCGTCGTCGATAAGCGCTAATTTCCTGTGCGAGATCGAACAGGGTGACGAGTCTGGAGATCCTTCGGAGGTATTCTCTGAAGATTCTCTGAATGAAGTGCTTCACGCAGATGCAAATGCGGAGAAGCACGAGAAAGAGGATGAACCAGCTTCCGACGGTTCTGCCAAACAAACCGCAAAATCCAAAGAAACTGATTCTGAAAATTCCGATTCCGAATCGGATGACGAGGATCCTCAGAAGGTCTACGACAGTCTGAACGATAAGCAGAAGGCGCTTGTCGAAGGCCTTGTCGGTATGGCTCTGAATGAGGGTAAGACCACATCGGCCAAGACCGATGGCGAACAATCCAATAAACAGCAAACCGTCGAACAGTCGGCGGATGAAGGAGATGAAATGAATATCTTCGAACACAACACTATCGAAGGTACCACGTCTTTCGAGCACTCTGACGACTATCAGAGCTTCATGCATTCTGAAGGTGTGAAGGGCGCTACTGATTTCGCCCATGCTCAGGAGAACTTCTTCCGAGCTGCTCAGCGCGATCCGTCTGGCTCTCTTCAGAAGTTCGTGCTTCAGCATGTCCAGGATTACGGCATTAAGAACATCGATGTGTTCTTCCCGGATGCCCGCGCCGAGCGCACTGAGCCTGATCTGTATAAGCGCGACACCGAGTGGGTGGCCGGTCTTCTGAATGGCGTCCACAAGGTTCCGTGGACTCGTATCAAGTCCGCATATGTGGATCTGACTCCGGATCAGGCTCGTGCCAAGGGTTACACGCTTGATCGTAATAACAACCATCGCAAGTTCGATGAAATGATCACGGCCTACAAGCGTCAGACCACTCCGACCACCATCTACAAGAAGCAGAAGGTGGACCGCGATGACGTGCTCGACATCACCGAGTTCTCGGTGGTGAACTTCCTGATGCGTGAGATGCGTATCCAGCTCGATGAGGAAGTCGCCCGTGCAATCCTTATCGGCGACGGTCGTGATGTTTCCGCCGAGGATCACATCAATACCGAATGCATTCGTCCGGTCGTTTCCGACGACGATCTGTACGTCATGCATTCCGTGGGCAAGGCCGATGAAACCCAGACCGCTCTGGTTGACCGTATTCGTCAGTCCAAGGTCGGTTACATGGGTTCGGGCGTCTTGACCGCATATGTTTCCCCGACCCTGCACGCCAGCTTCGCTGTGCAGCGTGATCAGATGGGTCGTCGTCTGTACGATTCCGACGCCGCTCTGGCCTTCGAGCTCGGTGTCCAGAAGATCGTTGAGGTTCCGCTGCTTGAGAACTTCAAGCTGAAGAACAATAATATTCTTCAGGCTATCATCATCGATCCTCGCGACATCACCGTCGGCACCGATCGTGGCGGCGATGTGACGTCGTTCAACGACTTCGACATCGATTACAACCAGTACAAGTATCTGATTGAGACTCGTATGTCGGCCGCTTTGACCAAGCCGAAGTCCGCGATCGTGATCGAGGCAGCCCCAAAAGAGTGACGCCTCCTGAACCGACTGACAAGAAGGTGACCGCCATCACGGTCGCTCCTTCCACGCAGTCGATTACTATCGGAGGCACTGCTCAGCTCAAGGCGACGATCGCTCCCACTGATGCAACCAATCAAAATGTCAAGTGGTCTTCCAAGGAGGAGTCCATTGCTTTCGTGTCGGAATCCGGTGTCGTGACCGGAAAGACCGCTGGTCTTGCCCACATCGTGGCTTCCGCTCAGGACGGCAGCAAGGTGACCGGTGAGGCTCAGATCACGGTTACCGCGCCTACGCTTGGCGAATTGACGGTTGGCGTCACGCCGATGTCCGGTGAATATTTGGTGACGGTGAACCCCGATCCTGAAACCGGCAACGCTCTGTATTATCGTGTGACCGAAGCGAACGGCGCTCCGACGATCACGTATGATCAGACGGTGACGACTTCCGAATGGACTGCGTTCTCCGCAGCACAGAAGATCACCGGCACCAAGGGCCAGGTCATCTCCGTGGTCGAACTGACCGCTGATGGCAAGGCTCGCAAGTTCGGTAAGGCAGTGCTTCCGGGACTTTCTGCCTAAGTCAAGGTGACCGATGGCCCGATTCGCTGGAGCAGTAGGATTCGCTGAGCAGGTGAAGACGGCTCCCGGTGTATATCGAGATGAAATTGTCGAACGGCAATACATAGGAGATGTCGTTCGCAATACCGTCCGTTGGAATTCCGGGTCTGAGGTGAATGAACCGATGCGACTGGATCAGTCGATATCGATCATCTTGGACCCGTATTTCAACGATCATCTGCAAGCGTTGCGCTATGTACGTTGGATGGGCGGATCGTGGAAAATTACTTCCGTTCAGATCCAGCGTCCCCGTGTTATATTGCAACTGGGAAGTGAGTATCATGAGCAGACCCCGTAAGGAGCTACAACAGATACTTGAGAACCTCATGAGTGAAGCTTATGAGGCACTTCCCGATGAGGTTCGCAATGTAACACCGAATTTCTCGGAGCATGTCTATTTTCAGGCTCCGTCCAGAATCGAATATCCTGCAATCGTCTACGAACGGACGAGCGCCGATACGCAGTTCGCTGATGATGCTCCTTACATTTATGAGAAGCGTTATCAGGTGACTGTCATCGAAAAGGATCCCGATTCAACCATACCAGATCGAGTCGCGATGCTTCCGAAATGTCTATTCGATAGACATTACGTCACTGAAAACCTGCATCACGACTCATTTGTCATTTATTTCTGAAAGGAGTATCCCATGGCAGCTCTTGTTTGGGATAAAACTGGTGAACGTACGTACGAGACTGGTGTCGATCGTGGCGTTCTGTTCGTCATGAAGGCAGACGGCAGCGGTTATGATGCCGGCGTCGCTTGGAACGGTTTGACCGGTGTCACCGAATCCCCTTCCGGTGCTGAAGCTTCCGCTCAGTATGCCGACAACATCAAGTACCTGACCCTGACTTCCGCCGAGGAATTCGGCGCCACCATCGAGGCCTTCACTTATCCGCCGGAGTTCGCTCCGTGCGATGGTCAGGCCGCTCCGGCTCCGGGCGTTACCGTTGGTCAGCAGGCTCGTCGCAAGTTCGGTTTCTCGTATCGTACTAAAGTCGGCAATGATACCGCTGGCATCAATTACGGCTACAAGCTGCATCTGATCTATGGAGCCACCGCAGCTCCGTCCGAGCGCGAATACGCGACCGTTAATGATTCTCCGGAGGCCCAGACCCTGAGCTGGGAGATCAGCACCGATCCGGTCGACGTCGGTGTCGATGGCGTGACTGCAACCGCTCAGGTCACCATCGACTCCACCAAGGTCGATGGGGGCAAGCTCAAGGCACTCGAAGACAAGCTGTACGGACGTGGTGCCGGCTCCACTAGTCCGACTCTGCCTACGATTGCCGAAGTGATTAACATGTTCAAGTCCACCACTGATGATGTAGCTGCGTCTGCCGAAATGTCCGCTCTCGATCTCGACGAACCGAACGCGCTCGCCCTGTCCTGAGTCGTTCAAAATAGGAAGTAATTCTTCCTGGCCACCTTTATGGTGGTCAGACTCTCTGGAAGATAGTACCATTAGCCATAAATGATGCTATACGTTTTCTTGACCATCATCTTTCAGAGGGCCTGACCATTGTAACGGAAAGGAGCTATCATGACTCTCAATGGTATCGATATCTCGAATTGGCAGGCTGGCATCGATCTTGCCGCCGTTCCTGCCGATTTCGTTATTGCGAAGGCCACTCAGGGAACCGGATACGTTTCTCCTGACTGCGCTCGACAGGTTGAGCAGGCACGTCAGGTAGGCAAACGTTTCGGCGTGTATCATTACGTCTCCGGCGGTAATGCCGTCGCTGAGGCCAATTTCTTCGTCGACAATTGCGCCAATTGGATTGGCAAAGGTCTGTTCTGCATTGATTGGGAATCCGATGAGAATTCCGCTTGGGGCAACGAAGGGTATCTCGAACAAGTCGTCGCTCAGGTGAAGGCTCGTACGGGAATTCCTCCGCTCATTTATTCGTCGGCATCGTATTATGCTCAGGTTGCCGCTGTCGCCAATCGTCAGAACTGTGGTCTGTGGATCGCGCAGTATGCGAACATGATTCCTACCGGATATCAGGATGCTCCGTGGAATGAAGGTGCTTACGCTTGCGTCATTCGTCAGTATTCTTCCACCGGTCGTCTTCCGGGCTATGGCGGAAATCTAGATCTGAATAAGTTCTACGGCGATGGCGCCACGTTCGACAAGTATGTGACCGGTGGCGGAAACGCTTCGAATGTTCCTCCTTCGCAGCCTGCCGATCCGCTCGCAGGACGTTCCGATGACGATCTCGCCAATGCCGTGATTCGCGGTGAATTCGGCGATG